GACGTCACCCTCATACCCGATCACGGTTGCAACCTCGCCGTTGTCCTCCCAGTCGCTGACGAACCGAACGCCCGTGTGACGCGCGATCGTCCCGAACACCATGTAGTACCACTGGTCGAGAACGCCACGGTAACCGGTGGTCAGTCGGATCTTGTGCTTGATCGGGACGGTTGCGCGGTCAGCGTCGGTCGCCAGCGCGGTTTCCTCGTCGATCCGGTACTTGTCCATGAGCCGCTCAGCCGTGGCACGGAACGCGGCGGCCTCTGCCGGGTACTGGTCCTGCGTGGCCTCGGCCTTGGCGAGCAACGCCTGAATCTTGGCTGCGTAATCGAATGCCATGATCTTCCTCCCTCGGTTTGATTGTACCGGACGTCACATGTTCTGGACACGTCGAGCGCGAACCGAATTGCCCTCCGCCCGGAACTGCTGCAGCCCGTTGTCGCACCAGATGTCCCCACCCGACACCATCCAGTATTTCGGCGACGGGAACACCGGGCAAGCTCCGTCGTCCTTGTGGTACATGCAGCCGGCGACCTTGATGATTTCGAGAACGTCGTCAACGTCGATCGGCTGGTGCCACCGCTGTTCGAATGCGTGTCCCGCGTGCGTTGTCATGTGTCTATCCTAACCTCGGGGTGAAGCTGTGCACCTCATACTTTCGGGTGAACCTCGGGTGGGGGACCGGAGTCCCCCCGTGCCCGAGTTACCGGTGGACCAACGGGGACGACACGATGGCCGTGTAGCCCTCCGAGATCCAGAAATCGCGGGTGTCGTACGCCACCTTGCGGCTGGGGGTGGTGTACGTGTGGTCTTGGCCCTTGTGGGCACCGTACACGTTGATGGTGAAGGTGTGGGGGGTGGTGGTGTTGGTACCCATTGAGGGCCCCCTTTGGGTGGTTGGTGTGCTGTTGTGGTTCCACCGTATCTCACGGTGAGGCCGAATCGCAAGTTCCCAACCTCACCCGTTCGGATGAACCTTCACACCCACCGCTCGCCGTTCCACGTGCGGGTCTTGCGGCATTCGGCCCGATCGCGGGGAGTGCGTGCGTGCTTGCACCCAGCGTGCGACGTGCGCGACTTGGCAACCGTGTTGGTGTGGCCGGTACGTACCTTGATCGGGGTCAGTCGTGCGTCCAACTCCGGATGGCAGTACCAGCAGTCATCCTCGGAGATCGATTCGTGCCCGTTGAGGTGAGCGATGCTCATTTGGCCCTCATCTGCACACGGGAAGCACCATCCGTTCTCGATTGCCCAATCGGGGTCTTCCCATCCGCCGTGAGGACCGGTGCCGACCGACCGGGTGCACTTGGTGCCATCGGGCAGGTATCCGTCGCAGATCTTCCGAGCCATTTTCGTCATCCCCTCGATTTCGTTGTACCACGATCGTACCAGGGGATGAGACCGGACCTCGAAGATTCGGCCTCATCCGTTCGGTCAACCTTCGGTCAACTTCTTGGCCGCGAGTTCGAGCGCGAGGTTGATCGCCTCCGACTTGGTCAACATCCGACCCGTCCGAGCAATCGCCAAGATCTGGAACGCGTTGATTCGTTCCGCCGTTTCGGTCCTGATCGTGATGGGGGTCCATCCCTTTGCCGTCATGTGTCTATCCTACCAAAGACGAAGCCCCCGGACGGAGCCGGGGACCTCATCCTTTCGGTCACACCTTGGCGGTCATCCGCATCACCTCGGCCAGCCGACCATCCGAGATGCCCAGTCGCGAGGCCACGTCCGCACGGGTGAGCGTGGGGTTGGTTGCCCAGATGTGGTTGGCCATGGCCATCGTCTCGGCCACCGGACGGCCCTTGCGTGGTTTGGCCACCTCAGTCAGCTGTGCGTCCGAGATCTCCGCGTCCGACAGCACCGACGTGTCGACCGGTCCGGCCACCTTGCGACCCTTGCGGGACACGAGCTCGATCACCAGCGTGAGCGCCACAGCCGGCCAAGCGGAGATGATGCGCGACAGCGCGTTAGGGTCGGCAGACGCGACGTTGGCCGCGAGCGATGCCACCATGCCCACACCCAACGCGACCCATGCGGAGGGGCGAACCTTGCGACCGTTGCGCTTGTCCTGGATCATCGTGGTCGTGGCCACCAACATCATGCCATCCACGGAGAACGGGATGATCCATTCGGCACCGTGGCCTTCGCGTGCCCGGATCACCAGGTCGTGCATGTGCCAGAACGATTGGTAAGCGGCGATCCCGCCTACGACTACCGTGGCGGTGTTTTTGGTGACGGCCAGCGGGTTGATGTTCATTGGTCCTCCCTCGTCATGCGCGTAATGTCTACGGTACCCGAGACCTGAGGGGACCACAAGGCCCGCGCCTCATCCTTTCGGGTGGTTCTGAGGGGGCCAGTCGGGGATCGAACCCGAGCACCTCCCATATCGCCCCAGTGCCCCGGGGAAAGGGATGTGTTGACCTTCCATCTGGCCCCGTGTGGGGGCCGAAGCCCCCCGGGGTGGATCAACTGGTCGTGGCGGACAGCTTGGTCACGATGTCGCGTGCCTGCGAACCGTCGAAGGTGTACTTGTGACCCTTGCCAACCCACAGGCCCATGTCGCGGAGCTGAACCCGGAGATCGTACGCGGAGATGGTCAGCGCCGCCGCGAGATCCGCCGTGGTGTAGTCGTTGCCGTCCATGAACAGATCGGCCGGCACGTCGGGGGTCAGGACCACCAGTGCCACCTGCGAGACCGTGGCCAGCGACCGGGAAACAACCCGCCCGGTGTCGAGCTTGACGTTGATGCCCTTGCTGTTGACCGAGACAAACGAACCGGTGACAACGTCACCCTTGGTGTTCCGGACCTCGATCGTCGCGTCCTTGTCGATCGTCGCGTAGTTGTCCGGCGTGACGAGTGCGTACGTGTTCATGGTATCTCCCTCGGTTTGTGGGTTCCGGTGTTCCGTTCCCCTCACACCACAAACACTACACGGGTTGCGAGATGTGCACCTCATCTTTTCGGTCAAGTCTACGGAGACGAAAGGTTGAGGTCCAGCGGCGAGTCTACGGGTGGCACCGCCTGCCCGGTATCCTAGCATTGCAGCCCCGACAGATCTTGGCACAGAACAACCCCCGAGCCTTCCGCCGTTGCCCAGGGGTTGTCCTGCCGCGAGGTGCCACGGTCACGCAGCCGGCACCCGATCGCGCATCTGAGTGATGTGCAGCCCTTTGTCCAACAGCAACGCGTTCAAACGGTCCTCGTACATCCGAGCGGCTGCCCGAACCTGAGCGCGCACGCGGGGATTGCGGATGTCCGGGAGGAACACGTCACCCTCCTCCGCCCACACCTGTGCGTCAATCTCGCGACGCGTCCGTGTGGTCCGCCGTGTGGCTTTGGCGACGGGGGTTGTCCGTGTCGGGCTGGTGGTCTGCATCCACGATTTGAATTCAGCTTTGATCGTTGGCAGATCGTCGGTGTTGAACACGTATCGGCCACCAGATCCTACCGGTTCGACTGACGACGATGATGAACGCAGGAAACGGCGCAATGTCTTTGGGTCGGTACCCAATGCATCGGCCACTGCTCGACTGTCCATGGAGTGGTCCCTCCCTCGGTTCGTACCCCGTGCCCACGGGGGTGTTTGCACGATGTTACACCGGGTGTCAACCCCGACAGCGGAGCGACACCCGGAATGCGGATGGTCAGGAACGTGAGGCACGGCAAGCGGCCCGTGCAGCCGGCGTACGCGGGTGGTCGCAATCGGCGTGACTGGTCCGGCCACCGGTCGTCGTCTTGACCGGCTTGTCGTCGTCAACCGCCGTGGTGTCGTTGTCCTTGCCGTTGTACCACGGCATGCCCGCCCAGATGGCCTTGCCCCGGCAGTACGGGCCGATCTTCACGCGCCGCGATTCCTCGTTGGTCAGCGACCGGCCGCAGTCCCCACACCGATCAGTCTTTTCGGCGAACAGCAACATGGCCGCGACCCAGTCCTGCCCGATCCGCTGCACGATCGTCGCGAGGCCCTGGTCGAAGCGGATCATCTCGCCCCACGAGAGGTCGCCGTTGCCGCCACCGTGGCCTTCGACCACGTACGGCTTGCCGCGCTTGCTCAGCTTGATCTTGAAGTACCGGTGCTGGTCACCCACCGGGTTACCGGCGTCATCCAACACGGGGATCGCGTAGCGACCCTCGGGAATGACCTCCAGTTTCGCGTAGGCGGACGAACGCGACACGTTGGGGGTGTTGTCCACGGTCGGCGTTGCCGGGGCGGCTGGTGCGTCCAGGTGGCCCTTCAACCGGGTGATCACGTCGGACACCTTTTCGAACGGCAGTGTCGATCCGGTCACCCGCCCGTTGTCCTCGTCGATGATCGCGTACTGCATCCACCACTCGCGCGCCGTGGCGGCAACGCCGGGGTTGTGGTCATCCAGCTTGCGGAGCAGCACCATCACGAACCCGATCATCTTGGGGGTTGCGCGGTTGTACTTGGTGAAATCAACCGGCTGATGATCGTGCTGTCGCGCGAGGCGGTCCAGAACCGGCGTCCCTCGACGTGGGTTGTCATCCGGCGTGAACGTGTCGGCCTTCGCGTCCAGGTCATCCAGATCGATCATCGTTGTCATCTCCCTCGGTAGGTGCCCACGCACACGGTACGCGGACACCTCCACCGATGTCAACAGGTCAATTTTGCTTTTGACCACACTCCGGCCAGCGACGGCCTACCGGGCACCGTTCACCGCGCTCCGCCGTTTCCTTGGCGTTGCAGTACACGTACCCGTCCTGAAACGTATCCTTGGGGTCGTTGTCCGCTTTGACGCAGATGTACCACGAGAACACACCGCGCTTCTCGGACTGGGTCACCACACCGGCCGGTAGGATGTTCCCCGCAGATCCTCCCCCGCTCGGGCACGCCGTCAACCCGTTCAGCACCATCATGACCACGACAGCTCCGTACTTGATTCTCATGATCACCCCTCCACGGTTCCGTGACAACGTGCTTTGCCCTTTTGCACACGCCGGTATGCGTTCCCCGGCAGGACCAACGACCACGCCGAGATTTGGCAGATCATCAATCCGTCTTTGTCCTCCATCGGGTTGCACACCAACGCTACCACGGTACCCGGTACTACGCCGATCGTTTCGTCGTATTGGTTCTCCGTGTACAAGCCCTGGCGTTCCTTGGTGGCACGCGGGTTACCGATCGGAATCTCCGGAGTGAACTCGATCCACCGGGGACGCTCCCAGATACACATGAACGTGACCGGCGTTTTGACGTTGCCAGTCGGTTCGTGTGGTCGTGGATCGGCCGGTCGTGGCTGTGGTTCGCCTGCCGGTTTGGGTGTGGCTGGTTTGGTTGCCGCCACCTGCGGACACGTCCCCATGCCGGCACACGTATTGGGTACTCCGGTGCACGCGGTCAGCGACCACGCGATGATGATGACAACTATCACGAACGTTGCCAGACGCGTCATCGCGCGCCAAGGATGATCCATGATCCCTCCCTCGGATATGTACGTCCATGATAACCTCTGGGAAAAGGGAGCACAACCCCGGTCGGTCGTGCTCCCTTTCCCAACGAGCGGATCGTCGCGTAGTCGGCGTCATTCCGTGGATGAGGGGGGCTATGACGCGCTCGCTCCCCGCTCGTTCATCATTCAGCCGTGGTCCGACGCCGGGCGGTGGTCTTCTTGGCTGGCGCGGCCGCTTTCTTGGCCGGTGCGGCTTTCTTTGCCGGCGCTGCCTTGGCCGGTACCGACTTGGCGGCCTTCGATGCCCGCGCCGTTTCGAGTCCGGCCTGTTGCACGGTACGCGCCTCGCCGGACTTGACCATCTTGACGACCGCGCGCACGATCGGGTCGTTCGCTCCCTTGGGGAACGTGTACCGCGACCGGTCCGTGCCGATCTCGCGAGCGAAGGCGCCGTCCTTGGCCAGCTTGCGGAGCAGCATGCGGATACTGCGGCTGTCGTACGTGATGCCGGTTTCCTCGGACACGTATTCGGCCAGCCAGTTCGAGTCGTACTCCGACGATTCGGCCGGCGCTGCCGCACGCTTGGTGGGGGCCGCTTTCTTGGCAGCTGTGGTCTTCTTGGCCGTGGTCCGCTTGGTCGGTGCCGGAGCCGGTTCCTCTTCTTCCTCAAGCTCCTCGAGTTCGTCCTCGTCCTCGACCGGTTCTTCCAGTTCCTCGAGTTCGTCGATTTCCTCTTCGATTTCCTCGATGGGTTCAGCAGCACGCCGACGTGCCATGGTGGTATCCCCTCTGGTCGTTGATTTTGGTCAGTGGGAGCACGGTATCCACTCCCGCTACCCGGTGTCAAATCGACGTGAGCACGCCGTAAGCGGGTTATCATGGGTGCACCCATCCAACCACCCACACCACCCATACAAACGTCTTGTGGAGCGTCTCAATGCCCTTCGTAGTCATGGTTTACGCCGACACACCCGCCCAAGCACGCGTCATCCGCGATCGATACTCACGGGAGAACGTCGGTCGCGTGGTTGCCATTTTCGAGTTGCCGCGAGCTACCACACCGGTATGCGAACGACCACTGTCATGTCGTGCGGGGTCTGGCTGGACACGCAACGCCCGTGGCGCCGTGGTGCACGCGTGTGGACGTCGCAGACGGGGTTGGCGTGCCAGCATCGGCCGGACGTTGTTTGACATGTTCGGACAGAATTTGTACAAGGAAGCACCCGAGTTGTTCCGGACGCCGTACTGAATCTGGTCCGGATACTACTCTACCCCCGAACCCGTAAGCCGAGTCCGGGGGTAGAGCTTGCCGGTTACCGTGGGAGGGGGGAACCACCAACCGGCGTAACGGGGTTGGCTGTGGAGGCCGGAGGCGGTACCGGCGCACCTACCTGTGTTCGAACGAACGCCGCGCCGATGGCCTGCACGAGTGTCAAGATGATCAGCTGCTGCTCGGGTGTCCATCCGAGACCGAACGAAACAGCGACCGCAATCAATCCCTTGAAGATGCCCATGGCCAGCGCCAGTTGTCCGTCACTGACCTTCCATGCCGAGACAGCTCCGGCGATGAGAACGGCAAGAGCGTTCACTGCGCCTTGCTGGTTCACGGTCAAATCAACGAAGAACGTTGAGATGAACGTGACGGCAGCAGCGACCAAGTTGGTGTAGAACACCGGATCGCGTGCGAGTCGGAAATGCATGTTGCCTCCCTAACTATCCTCCCCGGCGTTGTGTGCCTTGATGAGCGCCGCCTGCCCTTCCGGGGAGTCGAGAGCGGCGACGACCGTTGCCTGGCTTGTTTCGGGTACGACGATCTCCTCGATCTGGTTGGAGAGATCTCCCATTGCCAGGATGAGTGATGGACCGAACACGTCAGCCGTCCATCCCGTACGGACCCAGAACTGCCCGGCTCCGCTGGTCACCTTGACCCATTCGGCGCTTTCTTTGCCGTCACGCGGCTTCATCATCTTGACGCCACGCTGGCCGTACACATACGCGACGTCATCCAGCGTGTCAGCTTGGACAGGCGACGATACGCCATTCTCGACCACGTACAGGTTTCCGGCGTCGTCTCGCGCGAACATCGCAGTTGAACCGTAGTGGTCACCCATGCCGCCGAACGCATCCCACACCGCTGCCGGCCCTCCCGCGTCGATGAACGCCTGCCGGCTCGGGAACCACTTCCAGAACATCATTCGGGTCATGTAGAACACACAGTCGAGCTTCATTGACTGAACGTCGTCCATGTCAACTCCATCAGTTTGAGGGCCCAACGGGTCGTAGTTGTCCATCGCTGTGCTGTTGTCCATGTCGCTGCGGAAGCTGACATGAATGTGCCCACGATCCGAACTGGGTGACGTCACGCGAACGCCGGACTTCCAGTTCTCATTCAGGCACACGCCGTTCTCATCAGTCCAGTTGAGGTATTTGATCGACATGACGCGCGGATCTTTGGCGTCACGATCTCGAATCAACCGGCGTGCGATGTCGGCGTTTTCCTTGCGGTGTGCGAACGACGAACTACGAGGCATGATGTCATCAGCCCGCCCCACACCATCGATTCCGGTTCCCCCGACCGGCCACTTGCTTATCGAGTATGGGGTGTGGTCTTGCGGGGCAGTTGCCATCAGGTGATCGTCGTTCGGGTAGTGAAACACGGTGATGCCGTGCGCGGCTACGTTGCGCCGTAACGCATCGGCCGGACGACACAACCGATAAGGTTTGCCTGCCCGCACCCATGGGTTGTACCACTGGTTGGCCATGCGTCCCCACCTCCAATTACGCCACTCTGGTGAGCTTCAACCGCGCTCCGGCACGCACGATCGCGTTGCTTGCATGGGCGGCATTCTGTGACCAACGGAGCTGCACCGTGCCGGAAGATCCGCCGATCACGATCACGCTTTCTACTCGCACATAAGCATCAGCACCGGTACCGGTGATGCCGGTAATCGCTGCAGTAGTCATGATGCCTATCTGCGTGTTGTTGCAGTCGAAATGACCCGATCGCCAAGTGGTCCCTCCTGGCAACGCGAAATCCATCTTGAAGCCTGCAGCCGCGTTCGTGTTCTGCAACAAAAACAAGTCGACTGTGTACGTTGCGTTGGCTACAACTGGAGTAAGCAATTCGTCGTCATTCTGCAACGCGCCAACGTTGTTGATTGTCTCATCGGCCAGCTTCAGCGCCCACGGGAACTGACCAGCCAATGCTGCATCGAGTTCTTCGACTTTGTGACCCATCTGGTTGATCGGATCAGGATCAGCCACGAACCCGTTAACGTAGTCAGTCCACACGAACACCATGACTCAACAGTCCTTTTTGTCCCGAAGTTTATCCAGTTCTTCCCAATACTTTCGTTGCAGTTCCGATGACGGTTGAGCCGGTCGGTTCTCGGTCATCAGCACCAGTAGCCCGCACCAATCCCGATCCGATTTCTGAGACACGCGATTCGTGTACCAGAAGTTCACACCAACAGCAAGCAACGTCGCCACCAACCCGAGCATAATCGTGATGGCAATGGCTTTGCGCTGACTATCGGGAAGTCGTCGTTGTGGCTCGGTCATATCACCCCCAGATTCTGCAGGTAGACAATCACGGTGGTTGCGATGAGTGCTGAACCGGCGATGAGGATTCCCCATGAATACCAGGGGTTTCGGTCTTGCCACGATAAAGCTTGAACGCGCTGATTCCCGTGGGAATGCCGAGGACCATTAGTGCGGCCCCGACGAGTAGTGGGTTGGCGCTGTCCCGCCAAGTCATGATGGCTAACATCCCGGTGCCGAGGCACAGCAGAGCGTAATCTCGGACCCTTTGGGACATTCCTTTCTCGCTCACTCACAATCCATTCCCAATCTATGCGTTCGTGAGTCGGTATCCGATTCCCGCGTCGCATCTCAGTGTGTTCGAGGCGCTCGCCGCGCTCCATTGCGCAGTGACTTCGAGCGTTTGGTTTGCCGTCGTGTCTTTCGTGGTTGCTGCGCTTGGGATACCGCAGAACGGTGTGGTTGTTGTGGTGAGCTCAACCGATCCGTGCATCTCGGGTCGCCAGGTTCCCGAAACACCAGTGGTGATACACACGATCTTGATTTGTGCGCGCCACGGCTTGTTGGTCAGCGTGGATGCCGGCATCGTGGCTATGAACGTCGCGAACGTCGTACCGCCGATCTTCCCCCGCAACGTGAGCGTCGGCGTTCCCGTGGTGTGGTCGAAGGTTCCCCACAACTCGAGCATGAATGTGGTCTGTTGTGACGATCCTGCGGGAATCGTCATGCTGCCGACAGACGTTTCAGACGTCGTGTTTGACACAGTAGTTGTCGTGAACTTGACGGTTTTGGCTCCGACAGCACTGTCGACCTTGTCGAGATTGGAGTTGTTGGTTGCCAAGCTCCAAGGTTCGTTTGTGCCCGGCGTTGGCTTGACCAACCCCAGCACGGTTGTAGTGGTGGTTGCCACGTCATCCCCCTCCCCAAAGCGATTCGCCCCAGGTCCCTTGGCCCCATACCAAAACGGGGAGCGCATTCAACCCAGACAATGACTGGTCTATCTTCGGTCCATCTTGGGATGTCGATATCCCGGTCAACCGGAATTGACCTGTGATGTTCGTCCCATCAGGATCGGTCACGTTCACCAACTTACCGGGTGCGCGCCGTGTGTCTCCGAACGCGGATGACGTGAAGGCCACACGAGGTTGTGACAACCTGGCCACAAGTTCGTTAGCGATCGATTGCGCGTCATCGCGGTTCTGGATTCCCGGCACTGTCGTAGCCAACATGCGGGCTTCGCGCAAGGCAATCGACTGCGTATTCTGAGCAGACACCGCAGTACTTTTCAGATCAACTCTCTTAGCCGCGATCCCGATAGCCGGTAGGTTGACGTTGTTCACGATATACAGCGGACCACGATCGTTGACGAACCGGACGACAGCACCGCCTGGTGTCCACGAGTCGATCGTTACCACGAGATCAAACGAGGTCGCGTACGCGCCCGATCCATCGATCACTGTGTTGGCGGTTATGTAGTTGATGGCGTTCGATGCACTCGGCGGTGTGGCTTCCAGTTGCGTTCCGCTCAACACAGAGAACGTCAATCCGCGAACCTCGACTATCGGGTTGTCAAAAGTGTATTGCACAACCGATGTACCGTTCGGGATCAAAACCAGTTCCGACGATTGCAGCGCGGCGGTCCACAATTCCTGAACCTTGGTGTCAGTGTATGTCAAGCTGATCTGATTGTAGATCTTGCTGAGATCACGGACCGGATCGAAATCCTTTCCCAGGTTGGTTGCCGTGGACAACGTCTCGACAGCTTGCAGTTGTTCAAGCTCCACCCAATACGGTGCGGGTAGATACAGAAACCTATCCAAGTTGTCGAATCCAGTGACGGCCAGCTCACCCCGAGAGAACCTGGTGATGAACTCGTACGCCTGCACAGGAGCCGGTTCAGCAACCGCGTCAAGCTCGAGCATTGATCGCCGTGTGATGGCGCCAGCAGCCCATGGAATATCCTTCTCCCACACCGCCTGTGCGGCCGGTGCGAACTTGCCCGTCGTGAACCTCATCTGGGCAACCGGTACATAGAATCGGATGTTCGGGAACTGAACGTCATCTGCCTCAGGAAGATTGGCCGTGGACATCGATCCGGCAGACACGACTGTAACCTGAGAGTCAATCACCACGGTCACTGTGTTTGCCGCGATGTCCCAGGATCCGCCGATGAAATGCCACTGTCCATCAGCCGGAAGGGTAGTCGCCGTACGAACGAACTGCGATCCCACACCATCGGACAACCACAGGAACGGTTGCCGGTCACCCGCGCCAATGCCGATGCGCACGAACCGACTGCCACCGTTTGACATGGAGAACTTCACGATGTCGTCAAGCCCGGTGTCCAGAGAACCCGCGACGTCCGTAGGATCACCTTTCACCCAGAACGAAATCCGGCCTTTGTTGCCCGCCAAGCTAAGGAAATCATCGCCAGGACCAAACCGGATGTTGGTCGGCGTGTCCGTCACTCGAGCTGTTCTGGTCGCGTTGATCTCGACATCTGGCGCGGCGGTTCCTGTGAACGGTCCATCTATCCACTTTGGACGAACATACGATCCGATCGCCGGAGCAGACGTCATCTCGATGACACCCATCTGGTACGGCAGCAGGTTGTCGTCTGGCAGATACGAATGCAGCGCGCCGTTGAACGGGAAGTACAACCGGCATCCGGGAATCAACGGAGGTGCGATGTTGACGCCAGACTTCCACAACGCATACCCAATCGCCCAGGTTGCCTCTCCACCTTCGTAGAACCCGTGCACCGCCGGAGGATGGATCAGCGTCGACAATCGCAACCGGGTACGACTGACGGCCTTCAACGTCGCACCATCTGGCGGTGTGGGGATGTCCGCCATCAACCCCGTGAACACACGTCCAGTCCGTACGCCGTCCGATGTCACGACACCACTGTTCAATGACACACTCGCGATATCACGAGCAATGTCGTTGTACGGCTGGTCTGTGCGGAACGTCGAAAAGTGCGTACTCGATGGCGTCCCGATCGGACCGCGCAACTCTGCGACAAGTTCGTTGATGCCGATGTTCCCGGTGTTCGTCACCTCAGTAGGTAAACCGTCATCCAGGGATGCCGAGGTACGGATAGCGCCGACGTCGTACTCGTCTGCCACTCCCGCAAAGAACGTGTAAACATAAGCGTTGTACGGCAACGAGTTGGAGTTACCACTGAACAACGTGAAGCCCATCCCGTTCAGGCCAGACGTTGACTGGTACACGAGATCGCTTGTAGTTGCTGGCCATACATCCGGTTCCGGCGTGCCGTCTGTCCACACCTTCAGGCTAATTCGATCGGCAACGCCTTGTGCGCGCAACCAGAACCAGTCCGTTGTGGTGTGGAGGGAACCAAGAATCAGACCGGACGCAATCGACGTGAACACGCCTCCGACTTTTTGCTCAACACCGTATCCGATGATCTGATCCGTGTTGAAGTCCATCCGGATACGCAGGTAGTTGTTCGCGTCCACATACCGAGCAATGATGTAGAACGCACCTTTGGCACCTGTGAACAACACCGGTACCTTGACCTTGATAGCGGTATCGAAGTCGCGTGACGTCACGCCAGTGATGACGGCCTCATACAGCGTGTTGGTCGCGTTGGCTGCGATCACGCCTTGCGTTCCGTCAGTGCTGAACTGGGCGCTGTTGTCCGACCACACCTGACCAAACGTCGTCGTTCCCCAGTCACCAGCAACCGCCGTTCGGACGAACAGGTCTCGAGCAAACGCGGTATCGATCTCCGGGGTATCGCCTTTCGCCCAGGCCATGTACAACCGTGCACCATCGCGGGTAACGGTCTGAAGGTCGTACGCCGCGTTGGTTCGTGAGTTGAATAGCGGATCGTCGTACGTGAAGAAAAGATCTTCAGGTACGCCGTTCATGTCGTCGTAGGTCACCGGGGGTATCGGCATTACCGCACCTCCTGAAGTACCAACGTGGGGCTGACCAACATGGACGGTTCCGCGAACCCTTGACGCTCAGGCAACGCGATGAGTTGGACCGGGTACACTCCGGTGCCTGGTGACCACTGGTCATCCGGGTTGGAGCCTTCATTGAGCATCATCGACGAGAAGAACAACGATTCGCCCGATGTGATCGTAGCCACGTCCGGAGCGATGCCGGCCTGAACCCATTGTGCTGTTGCCGGCACGGTGGTAGCCTTCAACGAAACCATCAGCCAGTTGGTCGCTGATGTCGTGAACACCGAAGACAACGTTGTGCTGATCGTTGCCCCGGCAAGGTCCATCCATCGCAACGACAGTTGAAGATTGATCGGACCACCGATGACCATGCACCAGAACGTGTACGGTCGGTTGACGATCGGGATACCAGGCCACACTGACGACGGCTTGTCAAGCAACAACGATGCAGACGCGGGTGTGGATGTGGCGAACGACCACTTCAACGTACGCGGAAGCGGAGTCGTCAACGTGCTGTCAGATGTGATGGTTCCGCCTGGCCCCGAGACCGTGAAGTCACGGGTGTCATTCGTTGCCGATGTGGTGCTCGACTGGTTGACAGTCAATAGGTTTCGGCGTCCTGGGTCGAGGAACACGAATGGTCCCGTGCCCATGTGCCCTTGGCGGAATCGGTCAAGGAAATCGAAGTTCACCCGACCAAGGGCACCGTACGACAACACAAACTGACGAACACCGTTGAGAGCACGCTCCACACGTGCGCCACCGGACCCAGTGAGAAACACGTTGGTTGAGATCTCGCGTGTGTTCGCCAGTCCTCCAGCCGGATCGTACAGTTTCGCTACCTGACCAGCCCGACCGAAGTAAATTGCTGGATCCACTGTTACCCCCTCGCCGGAGCCAAGAATCGACGGTCTTGCTCACCGCGCGCGTTGGCATCGGCGATAAGCCGTGGATCATCCGAGACCGTGGAACGCACGGCCCTACGAACGCCATCCCCGAAGTCCGCGACGACCACGACTTGTGGTGTGACGCTGATTGCCGGGGGTGTCGGTGGTTTCGGAGGCGTGTTTGGACCGCCTGAGAGCCCCGTAGACGGGCTAACACCCAACACCCCGACATACGCCGTGGGGATGGATGCCGCAGCGGCTACGGTGGCCATGGTGCTCCTCAAACGGTTCCGCATCGCGATGAGTCCGTTGATGAATCCCTGGATCGTGAACACACCCCACTGACGGAACAACTTGGATGGTGACGCCAGACCAAGGAAGTTCGCGAACTGACGCAACGGACCGGGGAGAATCGAGATGATCGCACTCCTGATACGTCCCGCCATACCCGCGATACCGTTGATGAAGCCTTGGATCAAATCGCGACCCTTTTGGAGAAGCGCTCCACCGAGGTTGCCAATCGCGCCGATCACCCGTCCAGGAATACCAGCGACGAACGATATGAGTGATCCCACACCACCCGATGCCGCGTTCTTGAGGCCATCGAAGAACGACCGCACCCGATCCACGAACGCCTTGATTCCATTGATGACCGCAGTAACGCGGTTGACCGCCGATTGGAAGATCCCGACGATGAAGTTCCATACACCCGAGAAGAACGACGTGATGCCATTCCAGATTGTGCTGGTCGCGTCGCGCACGCGGAACCAGTTGTTCTGTATGAAGTTCACGATCGCCGTGATGATCGGAACCACGATCGAGTTCAGCTTCGTAACAGCGGCGGTCACGACGCCATTCACGAAGTTCCACACCGCGCTGATGACGCCAGAAATCAGGTTCCATGAACGGCGCCAGTTCTCGACTATCTTACCGATCACGAACTCGATGACCGCCGCGATCGCCCGGATTACTGGCTCGATAGTTGCCCGCCAGATGGCTACGCCTATCGCGATGATCGCGCCAATGATCGAGAACGCCAACCGGACGATCGACACGATCAGGCCGAACACCGCGCGGAACAACGGTGCGAAGAACTCGATGACGGACTTGATGATGTTGAAGTAAAACGTGAAGAATCCCACGATCTGACGCCAGATGGCCTGGAAGAAATTGGCTACGGCGTTGAAGATCGTAGTTATCTTGCGCCACAACTCCACGAAGAAGTTCGCGAATGGTCCGGCGAACCAGGCGCCAACGGTTTTGAGGAACGACCAAATCTTGTCCCATACCGTTTGGAAGAACCGCGTCTTGGTGGCCACTAGGATAATCACACCGATGAGCAACACAATCGCTGTGATGATGGCACCGATCGGCGTTGCGATGAACGACACGTTCAGCGCGATCCAGACGGTTTGGAATACCTTGATGACTTGGATGATCTTGAACACCACGCCGACGAATATCAGGATAGCCGCAGCGATCCCGAGAATCGTCAGGATGGTGCGTTGCGTCTTGGGTGACAGTTGGGTGAACGCGTTTGCCACCTTCGTGATGCTGTCCACGATCCGGCGCAACGGCGGAATCAGGATCGTACCCAGCACGATCGCAGCGGTCTCGAGCGATCCTTTGAGTTGATCCAGCGATCCCTTGAAGTTGTCCATCTTGGTCTTGGCAACATCGGCGGCCTTGACCTTGGCCATGGCATCGGCCATGTTGGTGAATCCGGCTGCACCTTGATCCGCCAACACCGCAGCAGCACGAATGGCGTCGGAACCGAACAGAACCTGAAGCGCGTTCAGCTTTTGTTCTTTGGTGAGGTTCTTGGTGGCGTTCTGCAATATCTGGCTGATTGCGGCCAGTGACTTGACTTTGCCTTGCTGATCGAAGAACGCGTTGGTCCCACTCTTGGTGAGCAACCCCAATTGCTTCGACAACTCAATCTGTTGCTTGGTTGTCGGAATCAGGTTGGACAGGAACGACTTCAACGACGTACCGGCGTCAGACCCGACGATACCGGCGTTACCGAGCAACGCGATCGCAGCAGCCGTGTCCGCGAACGTGACGCCTGCGAGGTGCGCAACGGCGCCAACTTGCGCAAGCGAGAAACCGAACTGCCGGATGTCGATAGCTGATGCGTTAGCAGCACCGGCAATCAAGTCAGCAACTTGCGGCAGTTGCTTTGCTGACAAGGCAAACTGGTTCATCGCGTTAGCCGCAATCGTTGCTGCCTCCGGCAATGCGATGTCACCAGCGGCCGCAAGGTTCACCGTAGCGTCAGCCGCACCGTTCAAGGCATCCTCGACCGACAGACCGGCTTTGACTAGCTCCTCGATCGCGGCTGCGGCTTCACCAGCAGAGAACTTGGTGTCCGCACCGAGTTGCAACGCTTTCTTACGAACGAGTTCCATCTGGGCTGCGGTTGCACCCGACACTGCCCGGATGTTGGACAATCCCTTTTCGAAGTTGGCTGCGGAATTGACTGCCAGAGCGAAACCGCCCGCGATAGCCGCACCAGCGGCCAACATGACGGTTCCTGCCTGGTTGAATGATGCGGCGCTTGTCTTGCCGGTCTTACCGAGTCCATCCAGATCTTTGTTCGCTCGCGCGATACCCGCACCATCGTAGTCAATCTTGATGCTGCCTCGGATCGTGCCGAGACTAGCATTGCCCACAGCCATTGACTACCTCCGTGTTTGTCCCGCCTTTATGTCGACCATCGGGTCAGCGAACCGGCCCTTCGGAATGTCTGGCTTGCCATCAGTCACACCCATGTATTCATGGAACACACGGAGACGTGCTTGGAACATCTGTTCTTTGGTCGGCGTCTTACCGAGGTTGGGATCGTCCTGTGCATCTTCCATATCTGTCTCAACCGTGGTGCCGAACATCCACACCGCGCGGTCGATACAGAACGCCAGATACGAGTTGTCAACGACGTCGAGGAGCACGCTTGGTCGGACGTGATACGCCTCGGCCATTTTCCACACTTGCCACAGAACCACCGGATTCGACATGAAATCGCTCGAGGTCGGGCGAACCTCCGACCGCCCAGTTGAACAGGTACATCTTGTCCTCGAGCGCAATCTGATCCGTGTACACGATACTCTCGTCCCGGTCTTCCTCCGGAATGCGGAGTGTCGTTCCGTCTGGCTGGTCTGTGAAATGGGAACGTACTTCGGGATTGAGGACAATCACGGGGATCGCTCGGTCAACGACCATCAAGATCTTACCGAGCGAATCGGGATCGGACATGAGGGATTCGACGTCGATCTGATCCCCATCCGGACCCTTGCCGCCGCGCACACGACGAATGTGCTTGGAGTCCACGAGTGATGTCAGGGTGTCGGATTCACCGAGCACTCCCGCTTCGACCAGTCCGCGCAATCCCTTGCGCTCAGCTTCACATTCGCTGCCGGTCGGTGTGGTCAGCTTGCGTACTGACCCTTCCGGGGTGTTCTTTCCCCAGGTGTTGTGAAGTTTGGTGGGTGGCATCCCAGTGCTCCTAAAACCCGTTGGTCGATGGATCAGAATGGACCGAAGATTGCAACGGTCATGGTGGTGAGCGTGCCCGGATGAACCATGTTGATCCGGCCGTTGGCATCTCGGAGTGCGGTACTGTTGTCGAGAAACACCACCAACTCCGTTGTTGCACCCATGCCGGGTGATGCTTGGGTGATGACGTCTTGCCATCCGGCAGCCGGAGACGATCCAGGCGGAGCAACCGCCGTGGGGTTGGTCACCTTGTTCGGAGAGCCACCCGTCGCCTGTGCGGTACCACCGTTCTTGTAGTGCAGCATGTATCGTGCGTTGGGAATGGCTGTGAAGAAATCCGCAGCAGTACACGCGGTGTACGTTGGTGCGACCCCGAGGTATCCGGGCTTCTGAACAGCGGAGGTCATATCGGTCATGGGATCGATACCGCCGTTTCGTTCTGCACCCAGTCGTAGAGCGTGTTGAGTGGAGGACCACCCGCAGCGATCTTCGACCCGAACCCCTTGCCGGAGATGGCCGGAATCATGAACGTTCCGTCTTTCATCTCGGCCTTGATGTCACCGGTTGCCCGGCAGGCGTACAGGACGCCGTGAACGTCACCACCCGAGTCGCTGATCGCCTGTCCTTCAACCTTGAAGAACGGGCGGATGTCCAGCGCACCCTTGCGATACGTCTTGATCTGGTTGGGAGTCACGCCTGTCGTGGTGACGGTTCCACCTGCGACAGCGGCGTATGCCTCGAGAGACAAACCGCCGTTTTCGAGATCCCAGTTGGCGACCGGTCCCTTACCGTGTGACGTCTGCAACTGGTCGTCACCTCGGAGGTCCTCGTAATCCTCCGTCTCCGTGAACGTGAACGTTTGTGCGTTCGGAAGGTCGATTGACGAACCCGCCAGAACCGTACGCGTCGCGTCGGTGTACGGAGTGATCTTGACATCCCGAAGGCCATACGGCAACGGAATGGTGTTAAGGGGCATGCCCCACGCTCCCTTCGTTCATCGGGGGCTGTTGGAATTTCTGCGTTTGCATCAACTTCCCATCACGAGTGGAGAATTGATGCAAGACGATGATTCCCGGACCAGCGCCGCACCATCGAGACGAACAACGAACTTCGATGACTCCCTCGTCGTCCGAAGGCTTCAACAGTTCGGCGTGTTTCTTGGCATCGCAGCGCAACTCCACCGGGTATTACTCCTCGTCGATCGACCGAGAACCGCTGTGTTGGTCAGCGACACCATCCTCGTTGACACTGTCCTCATCGGACAGTTCCTCGTCCTGGGGTGGCTGAAGTTCCGGTGTGGTCTCGGCGGTTTGTGCGGTGATCAGTGGCGGGAACGCAACGGGGTCAGCCTCCACCGCCCGATTCTCGTCAGCCATCCCCCGATAGTCCCTGTCGATGATGACGAGTTCGGAATCGGCTTCGATGTACGGCCAGGCGTGCTCCGAGATCATGTCGCTCGGAATCATCCATCCGTTGGCGACGTGCCATCGAAGGGTCTTGTTTTCCACCGGAGGGTCGAGGGATGCCCACTCCTTCTCCGTGATCTGGCGGACGTGCGACGTCCCGATGTACTTGACGTATTTGGTCATGACTCCCTCACTGTCCAGACCCGACGATGTTGAAGGTGGATGTCCGGATGATGGTTCGACTGATGTCATCGGACAGGTCCCCGGAGTCCAATGTCCAATCGATGGAGGATATCCAACCCGTGTCTGTGCGTTGTGCGGCGATCGAGGTCAGGACATCCCGAATGCGCTTGATGATCTGGTCAATCCGATCGTAGTCGTTCGGACGATCGTGCACCCACACCACCAAAGACCGTTGCCGGACCACATCAACCCCGGGGTTCGTCTCGCCCCATCGGAAGACGATGTACGGCCGTTGCGATGGCGTGTCGACGTCCCCGGAGTTGATGCTGTCGCGGGTGATGCCAAGCGAATTTAGCTCCGCATCGTTGTACACTGCTCGAGCTATTGTCTTCCTCATCCGGGCAACCGCCTTATCGCTGCGTTCACGGCAACCGTGATGTTCCTCGTGAGTTCTGGACCAATCTCGAGCATCGTCGGTCCGATGATGGCGTACCTACCAGACCATCGAACTTCCAGCCAGAACCCATACGGCATCGTGTGGTACAGAACCAGTTCGTGCTTGACCATCGGCGTGAACTCGTGCTTGGCCATCAGCCCGTTACGGGCATTGCCGGTTCTGTCCGTCCATGGTGCGTTCTGGCGCATGTGCGACTCAGCGCGCGGCTCCATGACGTCGAAGGCGAGCGACACACCAGCGTCGATGTACGGCAGCAACCGCTTCATGTTCGGTGTCAAGGTATCGAAGTCGAAAACCGTACCGCGCTTGCTAGCCATGAGCTTCGACCGCGCCTTTGGTTTCGTACCCATGCCCGTCCATCAACGCGATGACTTCATACCGTCGTCCGTCATCGCCGATCCAATGATCTCCCGGCTCCATGATGCAGTCCCAATCGCCCAGCAGATAGAACCCGATGATCCGTTCCACACCATCCACCATCAAACGCGGATTGGTGCCTTGGGGTGTGAACTCGATCGAGATCAGCTTGAACGTCTGGGGATCACGTGGTGTGCCGTCCTCCGTGACTTCGCTGCCGGCATCGGTCTTGTACTTGACCGTGGGAATCAGTGAGATCGTGGTTGGGTCCATCGCGATGTACGCCGTCGTACCTTTGCGGAGCACTGCCCGCGTAGCTTCAACGCTCATTGCCGCTCCACTGGGATCGTGTACGCCGCGCGCGATGGAACAACGACCGGATCAACGCTGGTGAAGCCAGCCGCAACGGCCATGGCGTTCTTGTGGAGATCAGACAGCTTTCGCGAGGATCCAGATTCCGTGGTGTCCACCATCTCGACATACGCGGCTGCCTTCTCCCGCCAGATGGCTGCTGCTGCCCCGGCAACTGACCCGTACATCTCGAACATGGAATCGAGCAACGCGTCGGTGTACACGTCATCGTCGGTTGCCACATCCGCAGCCCTACGCAAGGCCGCCAGTTCGTCTGCAGACGCCATTTCAACCCCCGGGGGTAGTGGTGGACCCCATCGGGGTCATCAACGGCTGTACGGCGCCCTCAGGCGGCCGGTGTGGGCGGTTGAGACAGGCCCTCATCCACACCGGCCGCGTTCGGGATGTTACGCCGACTCGTCGTCCTTGCGAAGCGCGGCGATGTAGTCGGTCTTGCGGTTGCTGGCCGGTTCGATCGTACGGCCGGCTTCACGGCGCTTGTCGACTTCGGCCTTGATGTCGGCTGCCGACCACGAGTCGTAAGTGTCGGCTGGTTCTTCATCGATGCCATCGGACAGCAGTCGGATTGCCACACCGACCGGCGTGTCTCCCTCGACTGACATGTCGTCCGGGTAGTACCGCTCGAGAAATGCCCGCAGTCGAGCCATCTCGGGGCTCTCCGCCTCCGGCGCCGGAGCGATGACCGGGGACACCAGTCGATCGCGGTACTGAACCGGCACGGATTCCGGACGCTGCCGCAGGTACTCGACGTCCTCGTCGGTCCATTCGTCCGGCTTGGTCAGATCCACTTGTCGTGACAACGCACAACCTCCCACAATCACGATTGAGCGACAGGTGCCGGAACAACATCTGTCCGGCAACCCATCGCGACATATCCCGAGCGATTGCATCAACGAGCAGTTGGCCGATGACCAGAACCCGTGATGACAGCCACCAGGAATGATTACATCAGCTGTACGCTGCCGGTGGCGCATACGAACCGGCGGTAGCGATCTGCATCACGTACGCGCCGCCTCGCTGCCGGGTACCGAAGCCGAACCCGGTCATCCAGAACGAATCGATGAGCGGGTAGTCCGGCGTCTTGCCCTTGACCAGCTTCAGCCCCCGCAGGTTCGCGTTGGCGTGCTGCCGGAAACCCATCGGGTTGGTGAGGTTGTTCTCGCCTCCGGTCGCCACGCCGACAACGTACCCAGCCGGGAACCAGTCGTCCTGCACGATGAGCAGAGTACCGTAAGACCCGATCACAGTGAGGCCACGAAGCGCGTTGGCCGGAACACCCTGACCCATGACCACCTGGGTCTGGTTGACGAACGTCCCCGGCTGGTTCGATGCCGGCAGGAAGTCCCACTTTGCGGTACCGCCGTTCTGCACCGCCTTGAACGTCCGGATAACATCGCCTTCGACCTTGTTCACCAAAACGGCTCGAGTGTATCCGAGCAGTTGCGTGTACCCGTGCGCGTCGAAGTCGTTCGCGATTTCGTCCAGGTCACCGGAGTCGATCGTTGCCGCACCGGAACGTACGTAGTGCGTATGGGAACCCGTGAACGTGTTCGTCTTGTACGCCGGGGGAACCGTGCCATCGGCGTTGTAGAACCGATACACGTTGTAGTTGTTCCCCTTGATGGTGGCGGTCGTGTTGACGTTCGAGAACAGTGACTTGAGCAGCTCGAACATCAACTTGCGCCAGTACGCTTCGACCGCCGCGTTGGCCACGGAGTCCACCATCGCCTGGTCGGCTTCGGAAAGGTACTGCCACGTGTACCGCCCGGCCAAGTCGTACCACTTGAACGAGTAGCCGAGCTGGAAGTAGTTCGGCTGCACGCGGGAACCAACCGGCTGACCGAACTCCGTAGCGTCCTCGAAGTCGACACCATCGCCCACCTGAGCCACGACGTCTGTGGGGTTCGTGACGTCGTAAGTGAGGAAGTTCACGATGGCCTGACGCGACGAGTTGACCGCGTTGAGCAGTTCCATGAACTGCGCCCACACATCGTTCAGCGGTGTGCCATCCGCCAACTGCGTGAGGACGTCGGACACGACGTGCGTGCCGTGAAGCGGCGCACCACCAGCGGCACCCGGGATGATGCCCAGTTGGTGCAGATCGACCAGTTCCAGACCGCGCTTCGGCGTTGCCGAGTACGCACCAGCCGGGAAAACCAGATCGTATCCACCGGGGACGATCGGCCGCTTACGCGGCAGAATGAGGTTGGACATCACTGCACCACCCTCACAACGATCCGACCCTTGTCCGGGGTGTCCGCGACACGAACACCGATTTGCTTGTTGGACGTCGTGGTAGCCGTGATAGCGCCAGACACGTTGTCCACGTAGTACGCGGTTCCGAGAACCGTAGCGGTCGATCCATCGTTCAGGAAGAACGCATCCACGATCTCCCCGGACGTCATCACGTCCACCACATCCCCCGCCGCCTTGGACTCGCGAACGTTGATGATTCCGCGAATCGCCGTGGCAGCCCCGCCGAGCAGCAGCAAGCCGGTTGCCGCCTCGATGGAAACGCCGAAGATGCGTTCCTTTTCGAGCGCGGTCGACACCGACAACGCGACCTTCAGCTTTGCACGGAAACCGCCGCTGATCGGGTCGTACTTGTCAAACCTTGCCATTCCTCACTCCCTCCGAAGTGTGGCCCTGGTTGTTGGATATCGCGATCCCGGTTGGCCACTGACCACACGGGAGGTAGAGCTGTGTTAACCGACGCGATTCAGCGCCGGGAACCGCTTGGCCAGTTCTTGCCGAGACGGCTGGTGGCCTTGACCTTTGCGGTTGCCGTTCATCTGCGAACCCGACTCGTTCGCTCCGGCATCGCCGGTTTGCTTGGTGACTTTCTTGACCAAGTACGGCTTCTCCTTGGCCAGTTGCTTCAGCGCGGATCGGAGAGCTTTCTTGTCCACCTTGCCATCGTCGGACATGTCCACATCAGACAGATCCGCCAGGCGGAGCGCGACGTCGGGGTCTTCCCACACCGGCATGCCATCGCCAGTCATCGTGAGCGCAGCCAGCTTGATGGACAGTGACCGGTTGGCCTCGGCCATCTTATCACGTTCGGCTTCGACCGTTCCGACCTTGGTTTTCAGCTCCTCGAGTTCCTTCTTGACATCCGCGCTGATGTCCTTGCTGTTCTTGAGTTCGTCAAGCTGACGCTTCAGATCGGCGGACGTACGATCGGCAGCGACCATCCGGTTGTGCGCCTTGTCGTACTTCCACTTGGGGACGGTTTCCTCGTCCTCGTCGTCGTCCTTCTTTGCCTTGTCGTCTTTCTTGTCCTTGTCCGCGTCGGCATCATCGCCTGCGTCGTCGTCGCCACCTTCGGCGTCATCGGTGTCGTCTGCGTCCGGGTTCCCACCGGGCGGGTTGTCCGGATCTGTGTTGTCCTCTGCTCCACCGGCTTGCAGGAAGATGGGACCGCGCTTGCCGTACCCGATCACCATACCGGGCTTAATGAGCCGCTGACTCATATGATGCCTCCGTTGTCATTGACCGTGCACGGGCACCATGGAATCAATCCTTTTCTGATCCACGAGGTAAGCCGTTACGGTTACTTCCCCTGTTTTCTTGTTGACGAGGTAGATTGGCTCGTCCATCTGGATGAACGACTCGTCGCCTTGCAATTCTTCTCGAGCCACTGCACGAACCCGCCACTGTGTGGAGGATTCGAAACCATCCGGCGCGATCACCAGATGACCCATGCCGGGATGCCAAACCTTCCTGGCTTCCGTCAGAACCGCACTCTTCGCCTCATCAAATGTCACCATGAGCACGATTGTACATCACTTGAACGGTTCGACGTTTATCAGAACACGGTCATCAACGATCAACGTCTCAGTGTGTTCGATGATTCCCCACCCGAAAGGATCGTTGAGCACTTGCTGGTCGAACTGATCCATCCCGATGCCGCGCCTGCCTTGCAACTCCGTGCTCACGATCCGTGCCGGTTGGGCATCGTGCCAAACCACCTTACCGGCTTCGATCTGCACGTTGAAGATGTGTGCACCGCCGCTTTGCCACTTACACATCACCCACGCACGTTCTCCGTCTTTGTAAGTACTCAGCTTGTTCTGAATCTGGGAAAGCGTAGTGTTGTATGCGATTCGTGGTTTGGTTCCGTCCGGGTACGTCCATCCATCGGCTACAACAAAGTTGCTGTAATCCTTGCGCCTTGCCTTAGCCATGACGTCGTACCCGCGCTTGCGCATCTCGACTGCTTGCACAACCTGTTGGCAGTTGGCTTGGTAAGCTCGCCCACCAAGTGCGAATTTCCTTGGTCCGCCATTGGCTTTCTGGGTGACTTGGTACGTGTCCTCGACACCCTTGAACTTGAACGCATCCGTTCGCGGAAGCTTCGACACTCCGGGATGCGGATCGGGCGGCAACGAAACCTTCGGAACTTTAGGCACCGCTGGCAGCGGATTGTTGAACACCGACTCCAACCGCTTGCGGCATTCCGCTCGAGCTTTCGGTGTGGCCGGATGGTTGTGCGTGCTGTGGTCAATCCGCTTGGTGTTCGGAGCCCCGGGGATCGGCGTTGGCTTCTCCCCGCGACCCAGGCGATTCAAGTTGGCATTGATACGCCGATCTAGTTCGTCATCGAACTGACCGGAGTCCAGTGCTTTCTCGAACTGCTTGGGGTCCATCGTTTTGTATGTCAGAAAACACAAACACTGGGGATGTGGTTTCCCTGGCACATTGTTGGGCTTGTACGTTCCTCGCCCGAGTCCATCAGCATTTTGACTGGCGTACACATTGCATTGGTCAGGTTTCTTGTGAGATCCCGATAGGTTCCACACCACACCAGAGATACCCGGCCGCTGACCGCCTCTGATTTGCATTTCGTGAAAGCTATTGTTGATCTCGGTCCGGGCAAGACGCATCGCAGCGTACGAAGCGCCACCCGATACAGTCGGGCTGATGTACTGATACACGGATTGAGCGAGCTCGCGCGCGGACAGACCTTGAACAATTCCAGATCTGATGGTGGCTTCCACCTGACCGCTGGTCAAAGCGAAATCCTTGTATACCCTTGCGGACAATGCCCGGGGTACCCGCGCGACATCGCGCTCAATTCCCGATAGTGCAGTGGCTCTCAGACCGCCTCTGACGACATCAGCCACTGGCTCGGGCAATGATGCGTACACCACGTTGGACAACGTCTCGATGGCATCTTGAGCGGCCAATGCAGCACGGCCTTTGCCAGCGATGATCGTGTCCATGATGTCCTGGGTCCACATCACCTGTTGGACGTTTCGGATTTCGCTCAACACCAGAGACAGTTGAGCGCGGCGAACGTCACCCCCCACACCCACCGGCAACCGAGCAACCCGGGCCTGGATGTCGCGCGCTGCGCGCTCGAGGATTTTGTTCAACCGCGAATCAAACTGCAACTGCAATTGAGCGTAATTCCGTGCTGGGCTTGGAGATGCCACTGACACCTCCCCCAACTATGAACCGAGGCCCCGCATCGTCCAATGCAGAGCCCCGGTCGTTCAGCGGGTGTTACTCGTCGTCCTCGTCCGCCTCGTCCTCCGTGTCACCCACGGCACCGGAGTACGCGCCTTCGGCGGTCTCGGTGTGCTCCGTCTCCACGGCGGTAGTCGGCTGGTCGGGGTCGTACGTGCTGGTCATGTTTCCTCCCGATCGGGGGTTGGTGATTTCAGCTCCCATCATGCACAACGGGGTTGGCTTACGCAACAACCGTCACGTTAGTGATCGGTACCGGCGCATTGACGTATTGCGTGTTGGCATACACGAGGATCGGAGGCGGGAGTTTCTCGTTCATCGCTTGCATGATCGGCAATGCTACGAACACGATCACAGCCGGCGTCAAGATAACCACAACTGGCTGTGGAACTGGCGACAACACACGAGCACTGAACACCAACACAGCCGGGATCAAGTTGATCTGCACCGGCTGTGCAACCGGGTTCAGCGGAGGCGCAGTGAACGACAACACGGCCGGAGTCAGATCGACACTGCCGACCGATCCCACACCTAGCGCAATCGCGGACAACGCAAGCACGGCTGGCGTGAGCGCGGTTGTCACCACACCGGGCACCGGAACCACAGCAACCGCCGAGAAGGCCATGCTAGCCGGCGTCAGAGCAACCGTGACGGGTTGGGGAACGGGGTTGGTGGCCACGGCACCAAACACCAGTGTCGCGGGGCTCAGCGCGATTGTGACGGGCTGCGGTACTGGGTTCAGCGCCACTGCCGACAGCGCCAACGTCGCGGGGGTCAAAGCGACAGTGGAACCACCGAAAAACCCGTCAGGATCCGAGACGATCGTCGTTCCGTTGATGCTCGAGCTATCGCCGGTACCGTCCGAGCTATCATCGGGTATCGCATCGGTTGGGCTGGCCTGGGTGAACTTGACCGCCCACGCAGGTGATGCGTCAAGGATCGCCTGGTACGTCGTGAACGTCGCAGTTGTGCCATCGCTCAGGTCTGACCCGAACACCGCACACGCAGCGATGTCCGCGCTCAGGTAGTCGGTGGACGTTCCCCAGCGGCCAACCCGGAGGATGCCGCCTGATCCGGGTGTGGAACCATCAGCCATCGCCGATGACGCGGTGACGTCTGTCGTTGAACCTCCGAGGATGATCTTCCTACCCCGGGGTTGCGCGGTACCACCATCGGCCTTTCGCCCAATGAGGACGTACCAGCCGTCAGTCGTGTTCAAGTCTCCGACGTCGCGGGCAACACTAGCCTGGCCGTAGTTCCACTGAGCAGAGAAACACTCCATCCACCAGCAGTTCGTTCCGCCGCTGGTGCGTGCGTGGATGAAAGCCCCGTCTGTGGTGTCGTTCATCTTGACGACGCACACCATCGTCATAGGACCGGCGTCAAGCGATTGCAGCGCCGGAGAAACGGTGAAGTCGATATAGTCTGACGTTCCGTTGAACCGGCGTGCCATGGTTTACGTCCCCCGTGCCCAGTCAGTGATGTTCACCACGAGTCCCCCGTCCATCGGCTGAGGAAAACCGGTGTCGTGGAACGTCAGAGGGAACCTGGTTGAGTCGGATCCTCCGGCTGCGTGGTCGTAGATGATGGCAGCCAGCGCGGTCACACCGGGAGCAGCCGCGAACGTGACGTTGCCCGCGTCTGCGTTGGCTCGGTTGTTGGTGTTGTCTTGCGTCACAGTCAGCGACGCCAACGCGATTCGTTCGGAGTGGAACGCGACCGTTCCGACTGCGTCGATCGCGGCCAGGGTGCCCAGGTCCGGATCGTCTGCGCCGGTCTTGGACGTGATGACGATCAGCATCCGGAGATCAGCTGAATCGAGCGCGGTGTCTCCGGCCAACACCCGCGTCTTGCCGACGTTGTACCAAATCTCAGCCATTACGAGGTTGCCTCCGGATCGACTCGGATGTGTCCTTGAACGAACCGCACATCATGTGCGGGGTTGCTGTCGAATATCTCCATGTCGTAATGGCCATCCGTCCAATCGAACGCGGCTGTTATGTTCGCCGGAAGGTCCATCACAACTTGATTCTCGGTTGGTTGCACGGTGAGATACGGTGCGAAGTCGAACAACACCGGTCCATCGATGGTCTGTGATGCTCGCACCACACCGCGTGCGCTGTACCCGGTCAAGTCCGTCAGCCACCCGACTGTGACTTTGAACACGACGACGATTCGGGAACCCTGATCGAACACGAAGTCCTTACGCGTCGCCATCGGTTTCCTCCCCGGCGTTCTCTACCAACCGGTCGGTGCCGAATGCGGCCGCTTGGTTCGCTGCCTTATCTGCTGCGGCGGCTTTCACTCGAGCACCGATGTCGGACGGGAACACGTACCCGAGTTTCGTCATCTCGTCGCGGTAGTACTGGTCGTCAATGACGCCTCGATCGATCATGTCGTTCAGTTCGGAGACTCGTTCCGCCCGGTCGATCGGAACAGCCGACCCGACAAGACATTCAACGAACAGGTTATCGAATGTCGTCTGTTCGTATGCCGGCATCCAACCGTTGGTGATGTCAAACATCATCTGGGTATGAACGTCGACAATGAGGTTGTTTTTCTTGCCGACCTTGGCAACCAGTGGTGACAGTTGCAGCGCGAGGGCGATACCCGACTGGGCAACCTGCACATCAACCGTGCCGATCGCGACATCCGGTGTGGCTGCCGCTTGCCGGAGTGAAGTCACGAGACGATTGAAGTGGTCTCCGTACGGTTGCACCGATCCCACACCAGACACACGGTTGAATGACGTTCCTTCGGGGATCTTCACCACCCGACCAGGACCGAGTCGCCACGGGATCGGTTGTCCGGTCTCAGGATCCGTGGGGTCTGGTGCGTCGGTAGCGAACATGCCGATACCCTCGAGTGCAAGCGCCAGATCCTCGTCAGATACCGTCTGGTTGATCCGCCCCATCAGCGCTTCGAAACCTCGAATGTCCGATGACCCGAACGGGTTTCCTGGTTCCTCGAAGTTCTTGATGTGGTACACCGGCAACGCGGTGATCTGCGGAGGCAACGGTGTGGGTGGCCGGATGATTATCTCCGGGCGTTCGTTCGGCATCTCCCACTTGTCGAGCTTGAACAACCCCTCCTCGACTGTGATCGCCCCAGTTGCAACGCCGAGAGAATCACGTTCCTTGCGGTATGTCAGCCGATGGATTCGCTGTCCATCCCCTGTCGTGATGAGAACGGCCAGATGGCACCCGATCACGTCATCGACGTTGTTCTCGTCCGTGATCGGAAAGTACATCCCGGGGTCGATCGACGTCATAGAGATGCGTGTTCCTTGCGGCTTGTTTGAGTTCGCCGTGACGTGCCACACCCAGTCGCCGCGCATGATGCCGTACAGTTTGTTGCCGTCGTACTTGCTGAGGAACCGTTCCCTGGCGAACAGGTCACGGAACGCCAGACGCGCCGCGATCGCGTCTTCGGTATCAGCCGCACCGGACGTCTTGTCCGTGAACCGTACGGCGAACTGAGCGCCCGTATACCGGTCTGTGGTGTCGACCACGGTACGCGCGGATGGAATGTAGATGGGCTTGTCGTTGGCGCCTCGGAACGACACCTTGAACACGTCCGGTGCCGACCAATAGATCTCTTCGTACAGTTGGTATGACAGAATACGTTGGATGTCCAAGGTGTTGGTCAACCAACCCGGCTTGGCTCCGAACAACGATTCTGCCGTGGTGTACGGAGTGAACACTGTCGCCATGCCTCACCCCATTCTGGCCTCAGTCACGGTTGTCCGGCCGCCTTCCACGGAACGGAACCGGCCCTTGAAGAAACGTCCGAGTGCTTCCACTCCGTGGTTGTTCTTGTCGATCGGGTTCTCGGGATTGGATCGGATCTCAGACCTGTGTTCCGGCCACCGATAACCCTCCCGCATTTCCCAAGCAAGTTCTTTGCAATGCGTGCGATCGATCATGAGCTGTGGTGTCCGGTGTGGATGACCCTCGTCGAGATGCGTGTTTCGCACCTTGAGCGAACGCCGGATCAACGCAAGTCGCGTGCGTATCTCGCCACCTGTGTTACGCGTCGCGGGTATGCGCAACTTACGCTCGAGCGTACGCGTATCGTCAGGTTCAGCAGGATCCGGGTAGATGCGCTTGCACACGTGTACCAGCCCCGGCTCGTCATTCAGCAGATCGATCGCCACTTCCTCGGTGTCAACTTGTGTCCATCGCCGTTCTTTGATGACGCGAATGTCACCAGTGTACGGCGATTCCTGAATCCACAGCACGACGAATGGGTTCGTGAACCCGTAGTCAACAGCCATGTACAACGGCCATGACGGTTCGTAGTTGAAGTCACCAAGGTGAATGTCGTCGTCGTACTCTTTCATCACAACGCCGACCTTCTCAGTGAAGTCAGCGCCGTATTGCCGATCAAACTCGTCTTGTGTCAGGTCCTGTTCGGCATCCAGGATTTCCTGGTCCTGTCGACCACCAGGAAACGTGATTGTGTTCGTCCATGACGGCATGCGCCATGACCGATACGAGTGATCGATCGGACGCGACGACTGCCCTCGCTGGTAAAGCGCGTACAACAACGAGTTCTCGGATTTACCTTCCGGAACACCCGTGAAGATAGCCCAACCTCTACGGTCAGACAATGCCGGCCGGATGTACTTCCAAGTCACCCGTTTGTGCAGACCCGCCTCAACCATTAGGACGAAGTTCAATCCCTCGGAAACCAACATCTCCGGATGCGCAGCCGACTTGCATTGCAGGTCGAAACCCCACGACGTCTTGATGTGCATGTTGCCGGACTCGACATTGTTCACGAACTTGATGGAGTCACGGTCAACGCCGAGCTTGCGCAACGAGTCGTAGACGATCCGGAACTCTTTCTCGGCGTGGTAGTACTGCGGTCCGACAATCCACCCGACTTGCGGCTCGCCCGTGATTGGGCACATCACGAACGTGTTCGGCTCGGCTTCTTTGGCTCCGAACAACGTCTTGCCCCAACGCCGACCACACGGGATGATTTTGAACCTGGCCGGAGTGAAGTGCATCAATCGCTGACCGGCGTGCGGGTGGTATCCGGTCTGTTCGAAGTAGTCGCCCTTGGACAGGACGACGCCGGTCATGCGAAGTCGCCCTCGAGCTCCGGAGGCACGATCGACCCCTCGCCGAACCCGGGGTCTGCCGGATCGATGGCCATGACCATTGACCGCCGTTCACCAGCAGTCGGTCGGTGCGGAGGCGGCTGGATCAACCCACCCACACCGCCGAACTCAGAACCGGTTCGATAGTCCTCTGTGGACACGAGATCATGCGACGTGTACGGAACGACGATCGGCGTGTGCAATTCGTCGCGGAGCGGCTCCAGGCCGAACTCAGACGCCACTGGTGGGGCGAGCGGTTCCGTCATCGTCGTTCACCTCCCGGATGATTTCACGCACTGACTCGTGAAACTGGCCAGTCACGACAAGGATCTTCGCCTCGGCGTCCCGCAGGTCATCGATCGTGATGACGCCTTTGTCGATCAGTGCTTGTCGGAGCACGGGATCGAACGGACCGACTACCGCCTTGGGTTTGAGCTGCTCCGGATCCTCGACCATGAACGCCGGTTGAGTCTTGCTGCGGAACGGATGCATCGGGTTGTACCCGTCCACACCATGCTCGCGGTTGCACGTAGCGCATCGGTTCTCGGTGTCAGGCATCGTCTTCGTCCACCCATTCATCGCTGTTGAGGTCGACAACGGGGTGTGCGTCGACATACTCGCCATCGTCCGTCTGCACCTTGAGCGCAGTGGCTAGCATGGACTTCCATCCGCTGCCCGCTTCGACGTCGACACGCTGACGCGGTTTGCCCATGACGTGCTCGATGATGAACATGGCAGCCGATAGCCGAGTCTTGGCATCCACGATCGGACGACCGGTTTCGGGATCGACTTCCTCCGACATCATGATGCGATGCACGATCGTGATGGCGTCCCCCACCATCGACCCCATCGTAGCCAACGCCTGCACGTGTAGACGACGCTTGGATTCCTCGACTATGACCGGCGTAATCCACTTGGGTACCGGACCAGCGAAAGATCCGTTAGACGATCGTGGCCGACCACGCGCCAGTTCCTCGAGATCCCATTCCTCGAGTGGTTTCCGGGCATTGGCCAGCATCAACATGTTCTCGCGAGTCGTCTTGTTCGCTCGACGGATGCGCTTGCGCACGTGTTCTGGATTGTCCGACAGTGGACCAGTACGAGTTGCCATTCCATCTCCTCGGGCCACGGACCCTTGTCAATTCGTGGGCTGGTGGGGAATCGAACCCCTCGGGTGCCCCGCAGATTGCGGCATATCCCCAGCAAGACCTGCCACAACCGCTTGCTGCACGCGTCCCGCGACCCCAGCCCGTGCACCTACGATGATTGGCCAGCGAATGCAGGTACGGGCTACACCGCTGGCCAATCATGACCATCATGACTGCACTTTGTGGCTCTGTCAACTGCTGACGTCAACTCGCGTGGTCCGCTGAGGTCTACGGTCACCAATGGTGAGACGATGGGCGTCGTGGATCAAGCCTCGCGGCGGGTGGTGGCTGCCACGAATCGCCCTCGGTTGCGCGGATTGTCGTGATTGTCAGGTTGTCAGGATCATCGTGCACATATGACCGGTCGAACTCGGCGATGTGCACGGTCGTTCCTTCAACCGGCGCGCTCCGGTTCACCAACCTCGCAAACAACGTCCGCCAGTTCATACTTGCTCACCTCACATGGGTAGAACCCGAGGTTGCGGGCACGCGCGTTCATCTCGTTACGCTCGTACGCCATCCACCGATCGGAATCGAACCCCCAGAATCCGGCGTCCCATTCTGTCGCTCGCTGTGTGACGTCGAACAGTTGATCCAGCAAACCGTCAATCGGCCAGTTGTTCCGTACTGACAGTTGGATCTTCGTCTTCAGCCGTTCGATCGCCTTCGGATGTGCTGCCATGCTTGTCATCGTACGACGTGATGCCGGCTTCATCCAATATGGTCAGCAAGCGACCCAAGTAACCTCGTTCCTCGGACAATAGCGAACCAGCATTACGCCTGTCCACTATGGACTGACGCAGTCGACGTCCCATCCGCTCGAGTTCTTCGATCCGGTGATCTCGTTCGCCAAGTTCCGTATTGAGCCATGTGATTTCTTTGATGACTCGTTCGGTTTCGTCTTCGTCTTGCAATGCGAGCAGTCGGGTGATGCTGTCGATCTGCCGACTGATCTGTCCTTGCCGGCGCTCGTCCAATCGCTTGGCTTCGTCAATGATCTGGGCTTTGGTCCGGCTATCTTTGGTCATCAGTATTCCTTTCGCTCCGGTCTTGTTGAACCCGCCAGACACCCATGCGGAACAATCCTTCGGCAACGTGATCTGGGCAACTCCCGCCAAGATACACGATCGGATATCCCGATAGATCCTCGCCTTCCGCGTTCGTGGCTCCTCCGATGTGCGCGACTAACGCATACGCAGTCAGCACACCTGTATCGTCCCAGCCATGAATCTTCATGAACTTGGCAACGAGATCGTCGAGTTCACGTTGAACTTGTCTTTGCTCAGGCGTTTCGTCACCGCTCATGCTTGTACTCAGACGTGTGGTCGATCCACAGCCGATCCCCGGTGTTGAAGATCTGGAAATCCTGGTACACGTTCGGCACCGTGCGCATGAGGATCTTCGCGACCTCGACAGCCAGCTCGCAGATCTCCGCGTCGGCTTGCAACGTCGCACGCTTCTCGATGAACTCGCGCCAGGACCGGTGATTGCCCGAAACCACGATCGAAGTCGGCGTCATGTTCGGCAGTACAGCTCGAGCGGCCTCGCGGACTACCTTGGCTGCGGAGGAATGGAACACGTTCGGGTTATCGCCTACGATCCGGTTGCCAATCTCAATCAACTGGCCGTACGCATTCACTGCTTGCTGCCACACCTCCCACATCACGCGGTACGCGTCGGGGTCGGCTTGTAGCAACGGCGGAATCACAAACGGTACATCGGGGTGTGGAGTAACATACCGCTGTGACAACTGCGAGAACGAGAGGTGCCGATGGCGCACCAGTTCATGCGTTAGTGACCGCGACACACCCTCGATGTAGAACGACACGGTACCGTGCTCGAGCACTGACCCGTGATTCACATCGATGATGTGCTCGAGATACCCGGCGTTCGTCGCGGTCCTTGGGTTCGGCCGTGACCACGACTGGTAACACGCGCGTCCGGCGAACTCGATGAGGTCCTGCCCGGTGTTGTCCTCCGGCTTCCATTCGATGCCCTCGATCGTGTCCGGATGAAACACCGTTTCTGCGATCAACGTAACCTTCACTGCGCTTTCTCCAATGCATGTCGACCGGTCATGGCCGGCTGGTCAAAGAACACACCCACACCTGCGTGAAGGGTGTCGTAGTACCGTGCACCACGGCGCGCGTGACGCCGGACGTACGCTGACGGACGCACCCACACCCGCGACGCATGCCGCGCAACGTACTTCAGAGCCCCGCTGGCGCGCGAACGGACGCCACGGTGTACCGCGCTGGCCACCGATCCTTCATAGTCGTTTACGGGGCTCTGAACGGGTTCAGGAGGGACGTATGCCGGCTTTACGTCTCTCGGCGGTCCGGGGATGAAAGCCATTGCCCCGATACCGCCGAGAATCAGATACGCGATGAGCAACCAGTACATCGGATGTCTCCCTACGTGAATGGGGTCAACCCATCCAACCATTGGAGACACGACTATTGCAATGCGGACATTCTACGACCGACGCACCAGAAAGTGTCGATCGGGCCTGATGACCACCGATGAGCGACATGCGCATGTGTAGAACCGCATCGCTTCTCACCCATGCCCGGAGGCAACGCCGACTCGTTCACGGCCGGCTCCCGCTCGATCTCGGACATGTACCGATCCGCTTTACGGAGAACGTCGAATAGATCCACGTCCGCTTCACAGATTCGATCCCAGTGATCTCGCGCATTGCGGAACACCTCAACCACGTGTGCCAATCCTCGGAACTCATCCACGGCGATTCCTCCCCGGGCACCACACAGGGATGGACGCGACTGATGAACGTCCACTGTTGGCCATTAAGACGTTAACACCTTCGTTCCAGTCATGCGGGAGGTGATCTTTCGGATTGTCACATGGGCTCATGCCAACCTGTCCACTTCGGACAGTCTCCGGGGTATGTGCAATCGCGGCCGGTACGTGCTTGTGGTCGGGGTACTTGATGAGGCGCCGGTTGTGGTCACGCCACAACAACATCTCGTCAATCGCCCGCTGTTCCTCATCCGCCTGATGTTGCAAATTGGCTTCGATGCACAGCTGTCGATGGAACCGGAGTGTTTGGATCGCGAACATGTCTTTCGCTTTGATCGTGAACTCCGGCATCGTCATTTGGGTGTCCAGCCCGTCCTGCGACATGCGGATAGTACCCCCTCGTACTTGGGAATGAATCCTTCGGTTGGCAACGTCTCATTCACATACAGCCCGTCGATGATTGCGCTGTGCACTCGCTGGTCGATGCCGGGTATGTTGGCAGCGTCCACTATGGACTTCATCGTATCGGGCTTGTCCAATGTAGGCTTGAGCTCGACAACCTTGTCACACAGCTTCGATGTGCCATCCACTCGAGCACTCTGTGTGATGCCGGAAGGTGGTGCTGTCTGCTGGGGATCATCGCACGATGTGAGGATCATCGCGAGTACGACCCATGAAATCAAACCTATTCGCTGCATCCATCGAGTGTACATGACTTATGACCTGCCAACGCAACGCGTCAACTCAGCCATACACATGAAGATCACGGCCAAGGGCAGCAGTATCCAACGAAACCACCACGGCATCTCACGAATGAAGTCAATCATGTCGACTGCATCCACACACCGCACAACGCAAGCCATGCGTACAACACCCACCAGTGCCGGTTGGGCTTGATGCTGAGCCAGTCTAGTATCCGACCAACCACGGTAGCATCACCCCCGCGATGAGCAAAGCGGCTCCCACGCAGCCCGCAGTCCACATCAGACACGCACCGATCAGTACGAGCAGCTTCGGGAACCAATCGCTGCTTTTGTGTGACCTCACTGTGTCATCGTCGTTGATTCGATCGATCAGCCCTGTCATCGAAATGTAACCATCCATGGCCAAACCCCCATCCCGTGTGCAGCCCGTCTGCACGCGCACGTTATACCGCCGATCGCACGCTAAGGCAACCCGAGAGTCCGGTTGAACGCTCGCGTACGCGTCGAGTTAGCTTGACCGATCTTCCGTCGCAACGCGTCATCCTTTGGACGTCCGGGATGCGCTTGCGTTGATGGCGTAGGCGATGATGTGCGCATGGACCAACACGGCCGGTCAGGTTGTGCTCCACACTTGGTGCATGCCTTGAACCCGGTCCAATCTGTGACGATCTTACTCATCGTGGGTTCGCCATCGCCTTCTTGACCTTGTGGTGATCGATCATCTGCAACCGAGGCTTCCACGTGTCCGCGATCGGGTACGCCTGCACCAACACGCCGTAGGCATCCATGGCCCAATCGACCAACACCAATCGTGACGATACCGCCTTGTCCTGTTGCTTGGCCGCACCGTGCAGCATGCTCTGCATCGATGTAGCCAAACACGTGAAGTCGATCGTCGGTCGCAGAAACCAGACGCGGCCATCAAGCCAATCATCGAACGGGTACTTGCTTACCACTCGTACATCACCCGGCTCGTGCCAGGACACCGGAACGTGTCGACCTCGAAAGTTTTGTTCACGTCCAACCACGAAGGATCGTTGATATCCACGATCGTGTCTTTCGTCGGACGTTGCCACATGTGTTCGTTGTGAGTGTTCTCATTGTCGCAATGCCTGGTCTCCATCAGCAGTCGTCCTTTCGGTGTGGCACGCCTCCATGTGGGTGAGCACGTGAGTGAAATCGAACATCCACGGTTGGTAGATGTCGCGCTCCGATCGCCACTCGGTTGTGCACCCATAGCCGCCTTCACGCAGCCCGACACATCGGATCACGACTCGTGCCTCAGCGTCAACCACGACTCGCACAGGTACGACGACATCACCAGGTTGCTGTGCGCCGATGTGGTACGACTGGCTGATGGTCATCCCTTCATCATCTCCTCAACAAACCGTGAGTGAGCCTTGTCGTCAACCCGACATTTGAGGGTATCCATCGGGTGCGCCGCTGTGAACTGAATGTACAAACTGAACTGGCCTTCGACCGGAGTAACCTCAGCCAATGAGACATCGGCCACTCGGAACATGAACGTTTCGCCTTCGATGTCTGTGATGCTTATCACTTTCTCTTCTCCGGTTTCCAATCGCAGATGTATTGCCGATCACGATGACGAGACACGTGCACGTTGCATTTGGGACAACGTACCCCGGGCGTCGGCTTGTGCAATGAAGGTATCGGCTTGGCCATTGGTTACCACCCAATCGCTTTTTGTAGTGCGTCCAGAATGTATTTCTCGAGTTCGAGAATGGATTCCGATCCGCACAATAGAACAGTCATGTATGCCACATCGCCCGGTTGGTGTGGCGCGTAGACGTCGAATCTCTGTTTCCTGTATGGAACCATTCTCGGCGTGTGATCCCAACCCATCACCTGATCCATACGACGCCAAGTGTAATCAGGCAACAACACTGTTCCATAGTGGAACAACGACTCATCGATGTCTTTCCATGTGCCGTGTTCTGGACCACCAACCATCAACCACAACATCACTCGCTCCAATGCTCATCGAACCACACCATGCAAAGGACGATGTTACCGGTAAGTACAGCCAGATCCGAAACCCACAATGAGCGACGGTATTCCGCAGGCAACCGCATGTAGCACCGTTTGCAGAACACATCTCCATGCCGGCGCTTGTTACCGCAGCGTTCTACGTTCTTGCACGGATATCGATACAGATGGCTATGCTGGTTCACCACCCACCCCCATGCATTCGTACACGTGATCTGCGCATGCCTCGCACGCGTTGTTGGCCTTCACGCCGTCACCAGTCGGCAAACCGCACGCACCACACACGGGCGGACACAAGCAACCGCTCGGATGCGTGCACGCGGGATGCAGCCCCGTAATGAGCTGCTCGCGGATGTTAGCCGGTGTAGTCGGCATCGCGTCTTGAATCTTCAACACGCCGATCATATACGCCGCGCCTTCCTCGAATGGGACCTCGACCTCTCCGGGTTGGTGGCACACCGGACACGGCAGCGTCTTTAACATCATCGTCATTCTTTACTCTCCTCTAACCACAGCGCATTCGCTGCCTTGATGTGGATGACGCACCTGATCCAGGTTTCGCACGGCGGACCACCCGAGCACATGCCCAAGCAATCCGCGCACCCTTCAACGTGACTCGCCAACGTACGCAGCGCTATGAACCCATCTTTGTACACACGTTTGCGTCGGTCCTCAATCACGGCCACACCGGCGCATCACAACGTACAGAGTGGTCCCGTGCTTCAAAGTCCTTAAAGTCGACGTCGACTTCTCGCCCATCCCATTTTATGAAGCAACTGGATACCCGAGCGTTCCGCTCCACAACCGGCTCGCCCCAGATGAACACATTCACCGGATCGGTCACAACAAACGGGATGTCCACCCGATTGCCAGGGATGTTGCTCCCGTATCGGTCAGGCAGCGGCTCGATCGGCGGAAGTGTCTGCCGGCCGTGCCCATCGCTATATGTGATCCGGTACGCTGTCGCGCCGGTCCAGTCTACGTGCAGGACGCCGGACTTCTTGTCGTTACCAACCTTCGCCAGCGCCGAAGGGTCTTGTACTGGCTGCGGCTGCTTCCGCCGGTCAGGCGCGCCGTGGTCCGGGTTAGGTGATGGTCGGCCATACGTCGGTGCCACGCCCACGCCCGGCTTCGCCTTCCCGCTACTGCCCGGTTCAGGCTCCGCACACTTGGCCGCAGCCAGCGCCGGCATCAATGCCAGTGACAGCAGCGCGGCAAGTATTCTTCGCATGTTCACACTTCCTCCATCGGTTTGCCGTCGCTCGGACAATACACCCACTCATCGTCTCCATACCGCTTGCACACCGAGCATCGCCTGTTGCCAGCACGCAGTTGTCCCGCGTTCATCCACAGTTTCATCTCACGCGCCAACGATCGCAGTTTGCGGTTCACCCGACGCAACTGCTCGAGTGCTGCCTCATTCGATATGACGTCGCGTCGCTCCATCCCAGCCACACCACCAGGATTCGCACCACCACGCGTCTCTGTCTGGTTGGTCGACACCCGCACCACTCGTCGAGCCGAAGCAACAGGATTGTACTCCACACCACCTGGCCGACCACCGACCGCAGAACCATACGCAGCCAACCACATCAGCTCGTAAGCGAACACGAAACCCTCCGGCATAGACCCGAGAATCTCTCGTCCGACGTCATCCAAGCCCATACCAGCTTCAAAGGCAATCTTCTTCAACTCACGCCTATCATCATTCATTGTCCGACTACTTCCAGACGAACCAACCCCATGTTGATAGCCGCGATCAGCGCCGCGCGTTTGTCCCGTCTGTCAAGCCATCCCACGCCGACCACAGCACGCTTGCCTTTCATTCTCTCGCCAAGCTGTCGCGCTGCTGTGATATCGGCATCACCAGCCGCAGCCTCAGCATCCATCCACGCATACCCCGATTTGCTCAATTCAACGTGCTGATATGCAATCCATTTCTGCTTCCCAGGCGGTCCCATTTTGGAGACCACAATCACCCCATCAGCGCGTAGTTGCTGCAACGTCCGCTTCGCCAACGGGTACTCTGCCTGGTTGTCGATGCACATCTGTATCAATTCATATCCTTGAATACCCCTATGCCTTTCCCAAAGAGCAAACATCATCGCCCGTGCCATTACGCTAAGGTTATCCGCTTTCATTCCAGCATTATCCCATCTGGGATACCGGCGAGCGCCCGTCCGTCACAGCCGCGCCCGTAGGCGCTGGCATGTGCACGGTCGTGAACAGCGCGTTGACGGTATTTCCCGTGGTCATGGCTCTTTATTTGACTCATTTGGTACGCATGTGTACGATCGCACGGCACGATGTGCCCGCCTGAGGGCGGCAACCGGACGGCGTCGTCACTGCACATAATCTATACGCGCGCGCGATCGTCAGTCACCGTGTATCCGGTAGATTCATCCCCGGTCACGAGGCCGTTTTCTTTGGCGGACGTAATTTGCTTGACGACGGTGGTTCTATTCAACCCGGTCATCTCCATGATGCGCTCGATGGGTATGGGCCTGAGTTTGCCCCCAGCCGCAGCGATCCGTACCGCGATCCGTGACCCAGCCGGAGCCCCACGTTTATGCACGCCCTTGGGGGGTGTGGACGGGATGTCATGGTCACCCGTGACACCACCTTCTGAGGCATCCCAGAGGCCCGTAGCCGGCTCCCATACGGTCCGGGTACCATCCGGCCACACCCCCATGCGCGGAACCTCTACGATCCACCGGTGCTCGGTCGAAGCTTTACTCTCACGCTCGACCCGCACCTTGGTCCGACCGCCCGGCATGTTCTCGCGGGAATGAACATAGATTGCATCATCCACCCACGCGTGGAGAGACACAGAGCCGAGCATGCGTTGACCGCCGCGCATGTCGCCATTGGACGATTTCCTGTTGTGGTGGATGACAGAGATAGACGTACCTGTCTGGTGGGATATCTCGCGGAGCGGCCTGAGGATTTTGCCCATGAGCTCCGGCGCACGATCGGTGTCCACTTCACCCGCCGTGGTGCCGAGAGTGTCAATGACGACGAGCGAGAACTTGCCTTCCATGACGGCATCGGCCAGCCACATCTGCCACCCGGGGTCGCTGGCAATGAACCCAGTCCGAACATGGAATCCAAGCGGTATGTTGCCGTCAGCAGGTGACCACCAAACAGCCCCATCGGCATCCCTGGATATGCGTCCGTTCCAATGGAGGTGTGGGCATTTGCCTTCAACGATGTTGTCAAGGCGATCGCGCACAACGATTTCTGAATCTTCCTCTTGAAGATACAGCGCGGGACGCGCGTCCATCACAGCGAACGAGGGATCGTTCAGGAACGGGATGCCGGTAGCCACGCTAACTGCGAGGTCTATACCCATCCATGACTTGTATGACTTGGGATCACCCGCGATGAACCCACATCCACCCTGAGACCATACGTTGCGCACGAGCCATCTGGGACGCCGGAGCCGAACCTCCATGACATCGGTCAACCACCGGAGTGGGGGCTTGTCGTCGCCGATTTCCTCGAGCGCTCCGCCATCGTCATCGTCCGCACCAGCCGTGCCTTTCTGCACAGCTTTGAGCGCACCGATTTTGAGGCGTTTGAGTTCGTCGCGACGTCCGGCGTATGAGTTCCATACAGTTGGGCGGATGACCGCGACAATCTCAGCCACCGTGCAACCGGCGTCGGCAAGTTCGCGCATGATCTGCCACTGAATCTCGGACCGGTCCATGTCCTCGGTTACTTGACTGGCATTGCGGAACGCCATGAACTCGCGAACTCTGCCAGACAGCTTGAGGCGAACGCGTGCCCACACGTCGTGTCGGTCGATCGCGTCAATGACCTGAGCGTCCATGAGGTCACCATCGCCACCGACGTCAACAACCTCGACGATGGGGAGTTCATCGAACTGGTCACGGGTGTACCGTGGTCCGGTGTCCCAGAGCAATTGACCCTGCACTGGATTGCCGTCGTTGGCGGCTTTGTATTCCCACTTGAAGTTTGGACGTCCGGGAACGCGGAGCAGCTGTGTGGTGTCCCATCCGGACGGGTCAGCCCCCAGATGTGCGGTGAGTTGATGGTTGACCCGTCCTGGCCACGATGCACCCTCCCACGGGCGATCGAGCAACCACACGCCTTGGAACCGGCCAGGCGAGGATTCCCATGCGATCGTCGGGCGTAGGGTGTGGTCGATACCTTCGGGATGAACTTCGTCAAGATCCGCCCACAACGCGCGTTCGATGTCGGCCGCTTGCTCGACACGTTTCTGGTCTACGAACAGGCACGGCGCGAAGTACACATCATCTGCGGTGTGTTCGGACAGATGCGCTATGATTCTGTCTTTGTCAGCCGGCCACTCGAATGCCGGGCCTTCGTGGTAGTTCTTGCGTCGTTGAGCTTTGTCCTTTGTCCAACCGGGAATCCACGGGAGAAAAACATACCCCTCCCGGTCATTGCCCCAGATCTTGCTGAGCACTGACAATTGTTGTTGAGTTGTGAGAATACCCCTCATATCCGCCCCTGCTGTGCATCGATGATGGCCGAACGGAGCGCAGACTGTTGCCGGAAGAAATCTGTTGGCTCGACAACGGCGCCGGTCAATTCTTGGTAAGGAAGCAACGCATCGAACGACCATCGCTTCTCGGTATGCAGCCACCATATGACGAGGGCAAGTCCGGCATTGCCGTATTGGTTGATTGGATGGGGGTAGACAATCGCGATGAGTGTACCGGTGTCCAATCCGGGCATCGTCACGACGTCGCCAGGTGTTAGTTCGTTTATGCGTACGGTCATACCGCCATGACACCACACGAGCCAAACCTCCGATATCATGACGCACATGAAGCGAACACATGCACGGGAACGTACCGCGTCATCGCGCAAGCGCGCCGGATCGAGGAAAGGGAACGGCCGGCAATGGCGCTGGGCAGACACAGCCGGACCGGAGTACGAGATCGGGACGGGTATTCCAGCCAACCACGCCGCGCGGTTCCAGACGATCACTGATCTGTTTCCGGCCGCACCAGGCCAGTCACAGAACCCGGTAAAGCGATGGCCGTAAGTTGGACACTTCCGCAAGCAACGCGCGAGCGTGGTAACAAGTCGATAACGATCAGCGAAATGGAAGAATTGATCGCCAAGGCACGGTTAAGTGGTGCGCCGGACTCAGCCGAGCTGAAAGTTGATGTCGCGCTGGAGATTGCATCGCCTGCACGAGTCAACCGGGCGGTGTTTGACTGGGAGGGGTGAGTCAACCATCATCGTTGGTATCGGCTCTCGGGCGGCTAAGGTCGTTCGGGGGCCGCTCCAACGGAGGGGACGATGAAACCACCAACCATGCGGGCATTACTCGAAGATCCGGTATACAAGAAACAGTTCAAGACGATACCCCGGCTGTCGCCATCGTTGACACACGGGCAACCGTGGGCGGTGTGGGGACGGTTGTTGGACGGCCGGTGGAAAGGCGGACTGTTCACGACGTACCCCGACGCGTGGCGTGTAGTCGTCAAGGCGATACGCAACGCCGATTACGAGGACGTTGCGATCGTGTCCCGGCGTCAGCTGTTCGCTCCCCCGGACGATGCGATATGGGACTACCCATTCCAGTGGTGCTCGAGATGCCGTCGTCCGTCTATGTTCGCCATCCGGCCACGGCATCACGCACTACGATCGGCACCAGTGATGATCACGGATAGGTCTGAACCCCGAGAACGGTGTTACTACTGCGGTATGCGCGCGGTAGCCATGCCCGCTTATCACGGGTGATGGGATACCATTCCGGTCGACAATTGCCATGGGGAGGGATGGATGGTCGGCGTGATGACACAGACAGAGAACACTGAAGCGGCTCGATACAAAGCCGAGGCCATCGCGCTTGCGGCTGCACTGCACACAATCTTGAGCGAGTCGTCCGAAGGCGAAACGTGCCGGACCGCGCTTGCGGGGTTGCAGTCGACCTCAGTCGGTCGTGATTACCTCAACGCGAATCCGATTCATTACTGATGGCGAACTTCCAGCACGTGAAAGTCGGCAAGGCCAAAGTCACAATCACGTGGACCGAAGGCACCATGCGCATCACAGTGGACAGTCGCGAGTCCAATGAGCGAGTGACCATCGACATCCATCACGTACAACACTTGGAATTGAAGTGAAATACAAGTTCAAGACCAAGCCATTCCGTCATCAGGTGCGCGGTATCCGCAAAGCCATGTCGCAGTTCAAAGCCGGGTTCGGTGTGGCGTTGCTATTCGAACCGCGTACTGGAAAGACTAAGACCACGATTGATACCCTCTGCATCCTGCATCAGATGAAGGGATTACGGAAGGTAGTGGTCATTGCTCCAAACCGGGTGCTCGATACCTGGGTGGATGAGTTCCATAAGCATTCCACCGTGACCACGTTTCTCCATGTGTGGGATTCCGACGCACGGCGCACGGCACCGTTACCGCGATCCACGGCGTACGACATGCAAGTCATCCTCGTGAATTACGAGGCGTTCTCCACACCGGGGCGGAAGACCAAGAGCGGTCGGCGTTCTCGAGCGACGGGACGGTTCAAACACCGCAAGCAATTGATGGATTGGATCGGCGCAGATGAAGCCGCGTGCGTGATTGACGAAGGTCATAAGATCAAAGCCCCACAAGGTAAAGCATCTACGATGATTGTCAGTATGCGATCGATGTTCCGGTATCGGTTTCTGCTGACGGGAACACCGGTCACCAAAGCCAAGCGCGCGCATGACATCTACATGCAATGGCAATGGGTGAACCCGAAAAGGTTTCGCGAATGGGGAGACACCGTTGAAGATTTCAAGAACCACACCGGTCGGTGGATATCGAAGAACGGTTATCCTCAATGGGTGGGCCCTCGCGTTGAAGGCATGGACGATCTTCGACAAGGTATACACCGAGATGGGATCGTTGTTCGCCGAGATGAATGCTTGGATCTACCCCCGCGCCTGCCGGATCGTGTCCTACATATTCCGTTAGGACCATCGGGCAAGCATTACGACGAGATGGCTCAGCACATGGTGACCGAACTTGAATCAGGTCACATCGCTGAGGCTTCAATCCCACTCGTGGTTACGCTTCGGTTGCAACAGATCACATCTGGGTTTGTCGGCATCCAGGAACAACGGACCATCAACGGTAAACCCAAGCTGGTAACGATCGCGCATCGGCTTGGGTTCGAGAAGTTGGATCGGTTGGAGGAAATCCTTGCCGAGGAAACGATCGAACGCGATGAGAAGGCCGTGATCGCCGCGCGGTTCGTGTCAGACCTCAACGCGATCGAGAACTTGTGTCAATCACTTGACCTCCGGTCATGGTCTATTCGGGGCGGCATGAAGCGCACAGAAACAACCGCCGCGATCCGTGAGTTCCGTCAGCACGATGACGCCGGGGTGATGGTGGTTCAACCGGCCGCTGCATCCTTGGGCATTGACCTGAGCACCGCCGCGCACATGATCTGGTATTCACTCACGCCGTCGTGGACTGACTTCACCCAAGCATGCGACCGGATCGCGCTATCACCGGTATCGACGTTGTTCACATTCCTTCTCGCAGGCCCGGTTGACGAATTGCTGTATGAGGGATTGCAACAAGACGCCGACGTGTCAAAGATGATCCTGACGAAACCCCGTAAGCTGTTGCGTTAAGGCTTATTGGCCGTTAGTCGTACTGCCGCATATGGTATGCGCATGGATATCCGCCATATCATCGTAGAGGGACCGGACGGGTCAGGTAAAGATGGACTCATCAAACGGTTCGCTTCACACTTCCCGACACACCGGGTACACGAACGTGCATCCACTTCGATCGGTGGTCCGGTAGCCGATCTCGAAACGTGGCTAGAGGATGACATGGACACCATCGACCGCGATGGACCATGGATCTACAACCGTCACCCGCTGATATCGGAACCCATCTATGCACCCATCGCACGCGGTGTGGAACCCCAAGGGTTGTACGCGGAACCTGATTGGGTGGCCTACAACCTGGCACAGATGGCCGAACACGCGGTGATGGTGTGGTGTCTACCACCGTGGAACGTCGTGCGCCACAACGTCCTCTCAGGCGACGTCGCACACATGCCCGGTGTGGCCGCGCACATCCGTACGCTATACGACGCCTACCGCCGTGGTGGGTGGGTGTGGCCAGGCAAAGCGTTCTACTGGGACTACACGTGCACACCCATCGAAGAACTGGTATTCGACATCCGAGGAGTGCTGAATGGCTAACACGCCACACCATGTTGAAGTTGTGGTGCATCGGGTCGATATGCTCACACGTATGATGCAGATGCAACACGCATTTCAAACACGAGTGAATGGGTATGACGTCGACACCCAAACCGTTGAACAGCGCATCGACAACTTCAAAGAGGCCGTACTCGCCTGTACGGATGAGTTGCACGAGGCTATGCGCGAGACTGGGTGGAAATCGTGGGCTACTTCTCGTCACTTCCACAAAGACCGGGTATGTGAGGAACTCATCGACGCGTGGCATTTCATGATGAACCTGTTCCTGCATGCTGGACTCACGGCAGAAGACGTGTTCACGATGTACGTGCTCAAACACGCGGTCAACAACAAGCGTCAAGATGATGGTTACGATGGCGTATCGTCGGAACAGACGTGATCACTGCGCTGAGATTCGCCGATGCCCAAACCATGCACGAGCACATGTGCAAGCGGTTGATGTTCGGCAACCAGCCGGGCAAGCACTGGGATTGGACATACGGCACAGAGGTAGGACTGCACAACGTCGCGATCGAATGCCGGACGTTCGACTGGGCATTTGACCTGAAGCGATTGTGGATGCCGCGCACGCGATGGACCATGATGGTCCGCCAGTACATCGATCCGGAGGCATTGGATGACTGGAGAGAAAAGGTCGCTGACCGATTGGTTGGCAAGGGTCGTGGGATCGCAGTACTACGTACGCGAACCGTCCAGGGCCGAGGATCCGGTCGTGGTGTTCGTCGCCGCTGGGGGTCTTGTATGCTCGCGATGTCATACAGAACGAACCCCGTTCCGACCGTCACCCTTCACAGCCGAACCACTTACTTCGGATATCTTGCAGCCATGGATATCACAGTGGCTAACGCCTTGGCCTGGGAAGCCAGTCACATCGTCGGCATCCACCCATCGGAGATGGGGTTCGTCTGGAATCTTGAACTCGCTCAGTTCCATGGATTCCGATCTCTGGCATGGCCGCTGGGAAATCCCGAGATCAAGGCTCGAATGGATCGAGACGTCGACAACCGATTCTCGTTCAGCAACAAAGTTCAGCCAGGATACCGGAAAGCGCTCGACGGATACGAGCGTTTACTGAAATCCGATCGGGCAGGCAAGCTGTACGGGGACGAAGCATTCTCGTCATTCGCGCGCGTCCGGCGCCGGTTCCATGCCGAAATCATGGGTGTGGAATATGCCGAGCAATTCTCGGGCGGTACGTTGAACCGTGGCGGCAAAGGACCGTTCCCGCCGTTGCCATCCGTGCACACCGATGAACTCGATTTCGGAGTGCTCCGATACGCAGCGCCGGTTGATAGCGAGGACGAGGACGATGACGACGAGTGAGTGGATCAGCGATTGGAAACACAAGGAAGACGGGACGCCATGTGACGCCGGGTTCCAAGCACCGCGACCGGTGCCGATGGCAGTCAGCTCCAATTGGTGGTGCACCGAGCACGGAATGCATCTCGTTGTCCGCGATGACGGACCTCGAGCATTGCTGGCATCGTTCGTGGATTACGAGACATCGGTCCGGCAAGTAATGGACCAGATCAAGATTGCATTGGTCAATGACGACATGACCGCAGCATGTGCGTGCATGGAGATGCTGTCGACCAGCCATGCGCGAATCACGGAACGGATGAAGGAAGCCGCACAGCAATTGGACAAGCCGTGATACACCTCGACATGAACGACGCTCGATCGTTCAACATGCTGGCCGCGATGATGCTCAGCGCTCCGGTCATCCATACAGGCGAATGGCAGTCCCAAGATACAAGCAATTCGCCGATGCACGCAACATACGAGATGACCAATGTCTCGCTGAAACTGAATGTGCCAATTTCGCCCGAGGATTTGGAGCAGATCACGCAGCCCAATCTTCCTTGGGCGAATGTGCATTTCCTCGAACGGGTGTCCGGTACTCCGTTCAATCCGCCACCATCTCACAAGCTCTGGCCATGGGCACGACACAACGCCGACCACCAAGACGCAACCGACAAATTCAGCCACACCTATCCCGAACGGTTCTGGCCCCGGCACGCCGGGCATGATTACCCAGACACTTACAACACTGATCGCAACCGCCCGAACCACGGTATCCGGTTCCGGTACGGTGACCTGAACGACGTCATTGACTTGCTGGTTCGGTCACCCCTGACGCGTCAGGCGTACCTCCCGGTGTGGTTCCCCGAGGATACCGGCGCGCACCACGGTCAACGCGTGCCATGCACACTCGGGTATCACTTCATGATCCGAGATGGTCGGGTGCAATGCTGGTACCCCATGCGGTCATGTGACCTGATCCGTCACCTCCGCGACGATCTGTATCTTGCCGGTCGGCTGATGCAATGGGTGGCTGCGCATGTGACTCAGCGAACCAACGAGGATTTCGGCGTCAACGACCCCGGTGGATGGACACCGGGAACATTGCACATGACCATCTCGTCGCTGCACGCGTTCGTTGGCGACAAGTGGAAGTTGGGTGAGATGAAATGACGCGACCGACCAGGGATGAGATGATGATGGCGATGGCCGGTGTGGCAGCCACACGCGGGACATGCTCTCGGATGTGCGTCGGAGCCATCATTGCTCGAGATGGGCGGGCATTCTCGCAAGGATACAACGGCGCGCCTGCCGGCATGCCCCACTGCAACCACACTCTGGACGAACAACCAGGCAACGGGTGTACCCGCGCTGTGCATGCAGAGGCAAACGCAATCGTATGGGCTGCACGGTACGGTGTATCGACGGACGGCACAGAGATGTACACAACGCACATGCCTTGTCTGGTGTGCGCCCACCTCATCGTGAACGCCGGTATCATGCGTGTGGTGTTCGGCAAGGACTACCGAGACCGATCCGGATATGACTTGTTGGTGGCTGCGGGGATCGAGGTTATCAAGCTGTGAACAAACGACTTCAACTTGCAGTGCGCAATGCGGTGTGTACCAACTGCCGCATGTCCAACCAAGCTGAAGGCGACGACGTATGCGTGACTGGCCAAGGACCAAACGGCGCACGGGTGGTCATCGTCACCAAGTTCCCCATCGGACCGCGATCCCGGAAAGAACTATCAGGGTTTCTCGCCGATGCTGACTGGCCGGACGTCGACAACGTGATGTGGTGCTCGGCTATCAAATGCCGGTCATGGGGGATGGACCCAAACAAGACAGACATGAAAGCATGCCGACCATACCTCGATGAGGAACTGAACTTCGTCAAACCGGAGTATGTGCTGTGCATCGGCGGAGAGGCGTTGTTCGCAGCCACCGGCAGAGCCGGCATCATGAAGTATCGAGGCAAGCTGTTTACCCACGCATCAGGTGCAACCGTAATGGCGACCATTGCTCCCGGGATGGTGGCGCGCAACCCACGGTTCAGAGACGGATTCATTGCCGACCTTCGGTACTTCCGGAACTTGGCATCCGGCATCGTCACTGACCAGGATCCATACCACACGCCGGGGGAACGGCAAACCACGGTGGCCACGAAGGCGGTCCTGAGATCGCTGCTGGCGGCCTTGGACGCATCGGGGGTGGTTTCGTACGACGTGGAAACCACAGGCGCCGGAGAGTATGAATCCGGGGCTGCGATCGTGTCGCTGTCATTGACCACGGCTGCAACGTCGATGGCCACTGCCCATGTGTGGAAGATCCCACTGTTCCACCCGCAATCGCCGTGGCGTCGGCAGTGGCAACGGATCCTCGCCATCATCGCGAGGTACCTTTACAAGGTCAAGCGAAGAATCGCGCACAACGCCAAGTTCGACACGCGATGGCTGCGCACGTTCGGCATGCCGGAGCTCACCCCGACGTTCGATACGATCATTGCCGCCGCGCTACTGGATGAGAACCGTGTCAAGGGGTTGAAACCTCTTGCTCAGCAATTGCTTGGTGCAGACCCATGGGGGATCGACACCAAGAACTTGCTCATCACACCAATCGATGAAGTGCTGGACTACAACGGTCTCGACACATGGCACACGCTCCGCTTGTACTTCATGTTCCGCGAGCAGCTCAAAGCACAACCCCGTATCGGCCGGTTGTTCATCTACCTCATGATGCCACTGGTGCAAGAGCTTGTGAATGTCGAGCAGCGAGGCGTGTACGTCGATCGGGAAGTGCTCGCCACAAACCACAACATCGCCCGGCAAACCTTGGCCGATGTCCGCGAGCAATTGATGGAGTGGGTACCGCCTCGCGAGGAATGGCCACCGAACATCAAGGACGTCAACTTCAACGCGTCCAACTTCGCTCGCTGGTGGTTGTTCGAACATCTCGGACTACCCGTGATGGCACGCGGTAAAACCAAAGACGACGGTTCGCCCGGTGCGCCATCCATGGCCGAAGCTATCATGCTCGAGCTTGCCGAATTGCACGAGGTTGGCAAGTTGATGGGTGAACACGCGCTGTGGTTCAAACGATGTTCAGCGTTCTTCGAATCGTACGAGGCGTTGCTTGACGAGAACTCCCGCATCCACACCACATTCAAGCCATGGGGTACGGTCACTGGTCGGTTGTCGTCCGGCAAAGAGGACGAGGAAAAGCTCACCGCACGCGGACATGTCAAAGGCGTGAACCTGCAACAGGTTCCCCGCGATCCGTTACTCCGTGGTGTGTTCGGAGCGCCGCCTGGATCGTCCTTTGTGGAAGCTGACTATTCCCAGATTGAGTTGCGAATCGCAGCATTCCTTGCTCGAGAACAAACCATGCTGCATCTGTACGCGTCCGGTCAGGACATTCACATGGCTATGGCTATGCGGATGACGGGCAAACCGGCGAGTCGCGTCACCAAGGAAGAACGCAAACGTGCCAAGGCCGTGAACTTCGGATTCCTCTATGGCATGGGCTGGCACAAGTTCGTCATGACGGCGTGGTCCAACTATCAGCTTCGCGTGACCGAGGAAGAATCGCGGGCATTCCGCACATCGTTCTTCGATCAGTTCCCGATGCTGCCGGCATGGCACGCCAAACAGCGACGTCTTGCACACAAGTTCGGACGGGTGATGACACCCATGGGTCGCGTGCGTCACCTCCCGGACATCGAATCGCCGATCCCGGACGTGCGCGCTGAAGCTGAACGGCAAGCCATTAACTCGCCAGTCCAAGGTTTCGCATCCGACATGGCCGCGCTGTCGATGGTGTTCGTGGCGCGCAAGTTCCGAAAGCTCGGCCTCACAGCGCACCCGATCGGCACGGTGCATGACGCCGTGAATTTCGAAATCCCGAACGATGAGTTGCGCATCGCATTGCCTATCATCAAGGACACCATGGAAACCTTGCCACTCGAGCGGTTGTTCGGAGTCGTCCTCGATGTTCCAATTGTCGCGGACATCAAAGTGGGCACACATTGGGGATTGGCACGCGAGTTGTCAATCGACGAGGTCTATGATTGGCAGGCGGCATGAAGCGATTGATCGCGGCCATTGCGCTGTTGATGGTCATAGGGTGTGGGATGGTTGAACCTCTCAACTCCGGTGGCGAACCACAGCCGCAACCATCCGTCATGCCCACACCGGGCGGTCATCCGTGACTCATCTTTACGTCGATGACAACGGTGTCGAGATCACGACACACAGCATGCTGAAATGCTTTGCCCGGTGTCCCAAGCAAGCTCAGTACAAATACGTGGAACGGCTCAAACGCCGGTTCGCCAACGAGAAAGAAAAGGCACTCCGTCGCGGTATCTGGTTTCACGAACTGATGCAGGCCCATTACGACGGACGTGACTGGAAGAAGACACACGCCATCCTCACCGCTCAATTCGGTCAGCTGTTCGATGAGGAACGTGATTCTCTCGGAGACCTCCCGCGTGAATGCGCGCGGTTGATGCGGTCGTATCTGTGGCATTACGGCGCTGACAAGTCCGACCCGTTCCATGGCTGGGACGTCAAAGGAACAGAGATCACGCTCGAATGTCCGTGGCCAGATGACAACGGCGTGTACCGGTGTCGTGTGGACATGCTGGTCGAGGATGAGTTCGGGTTGTGGTTGGTCGATCACAAGACACACCAGAAACTACCAGGGTTGACGTTCCGATTGCTCGACTACCAATCGGCGTTGTACATCTGGTGTGCTTGGATGAATGGGATCAACGTCCAGGGATTCATCTGGAACTACGTGCGGACCAAAGCACCGAGCATCCCCACACTGGCCTATGCCGGTACCGCGAAGGAACGGTTGTCCACCAAGGCAATCGACACCGATTACCCGACGTACTACCTGGCGTTGAAAGCTATCGATCGGCTGGATGATCCGGTAGGACGAGCCAAACTTAAGCAATTGAAGTCGCACCGATGGTCACCCGGCATGGTGCAAACATCACCGTTCTTCCGCCGTGAAACACTCGAGAAGGATGAGGCGTTCGTCAACCGCGTGGTTGGCTCCGCGATGCGTACTCGCGATGCGATGAGGAACTACGAATGGGGCGAGCGGACGTCGCGCGGTGACAACTACATCCGGGAAACGGTCGAGCGTTCCGTAGACCGGTCGTGCGATTGGTGCACGTACAACCAGCTGTGTTCAACTGAGCTATTCGGCGGCAACTCACAACCGATGCGAAAGCAATTGTTCCGGATCGGAGATCCGCTCGAGTACTACCGCGACGACAAAGACGATGAAGAGTTGACCAAGTCATGAATGGCGGCAACGATGCATTTCATATGCAAACCATGTGCGGAAGCGGCGAGCATCACCCAGCAACAAGCGAATACCTCCGAAGTTCTCGCCAACCTCCGGCGTGAATTACATGGAGAATGTCGGGGCGACACCTGGTGTGATTGCCAACACCGAACGGAGAAGTGATGACGAGTGCATTGCCGGTACCGAGCGAACAACAGTGGGCAGCGTTCAACAACGCGGTTCAACAGGCGGGTATGGAGCCAATCCCACAGCCACAGCACATCCTCGCATCGGCCGGATATCGGGATGGCATCATCTACACCGGGGGCATTACGCCCGATCAACTCGAATGGTTGACGGACCTCATCAACAACGGATGGCGACCAGGACGCGATGGCAACTAAGGACTACGACGCATTAGCTCGGCAACGCATCCACACCCCGAGCCGCAAGCTGGCCAGTGAGACCGAGCGTCGGGAGCCGCGCATCCTCGTGTATGGCCGGAACAAGAAGGGCAAGACACGGTTCTGTGCATCGGCACCCAACGTGCTCATTCTCGATCCTGAGGAAGGTACCGACCACGAAACGAAGATCGACCCGAACGTGTACAAGATCCGGCGATGGGAGGACGTTCACGACGCGTACATGTGGTTGCGCTCAGGTAAAGCCAAGTCCCCCATCACAGGTAACGCTTACGAATGGGTGGCACTGGACGGGCTGACCCGAATCGCGAACATGGCACTCCGCTGGGTGATGAACCAGGAAGAAGAACGCAACCTCGATCGCAAGCCGGGGCAAGTGGGTAAGCAAGATTACGGCCGATCCGGCGAGATGGTCAAGGGCATGTTGTACAACTTCCACAGCTTGACCAGCATGGGGTTCATTGTCACCGCACAGGAACGTGTCCGCGAGGCACCAACAAGCGAGGAAGATGACGAAGCCACCAACCCAGCAATGGTGTTCGTGCCGGATCTGCCCCAAGGTGTGCGGTCATCGGTCAACTCCGTGGTTGACGTCATCGGCCGGATCTACGTGATCCGTGGCGATTTCAAGAAGAAAGTTCGGGAGCGGGAAACCGGCAAAGTCAGGGAGATCGAATACCACACCCAGCGCCGACTGTGGATCGGCAATCATGAGTCATACGACACCGGGTATCGATCGGAGTTCGAACTCCCGGATTACATTGCCGACCCAACGGCACCCAAGCTGATCAAAGTTATACGAGAGGGGAGGGTGGCATGACCGCCACCAAACAAGCAGTCGATTTCACCAATGTCAAAGAACTGAACTTCGTCCCGCGTCGCGTCCCCGCTGGCGAGTACCGCGCGAAGATCACCAAGGTGGAAGACCACACGTCGCAGAACAACAAGACCGGCAAGCCGGACAACTGGGTGTTCACGGTCGTGCTGAACGCACACGGGCGGAACACATACCCGTACTACTGCGGGTTCGATGAGAAGCAGGCGTGGAAGATCCGCAACCTGTGCATCGCAGTGGGCATCGCGGTTCCCAAGAAGCGGATCATGGTCGACCCCAACAAGCTGGTCGGGAAAGAACTCGGCGTGCTCATGGACGACGACGAGTACGAAGGCAAAATCAAGTCCGCCGTGCAAGCGGTGTTCCCCACGGACGAACTGTCATCCGACGCTCCGGCGTCGTCCGGTCGTGGAGGCTCGAAGGAAGTTGACGACGAGATCGATGACGCTGACGAGGTTGGCGACGACGAGGATCTCGAGCTCGACGAGATTTGACGATGATTGACACGTGCGCGTATGGTGATGGTGCGTGCGCGTGACCCAACCCCCAAGCCCAGGGGTCCGATGCCCGGTGTCAGGTCTTACCTCCCTCGGTTCCCTGACGCCGGGCATCATTGCAGAGGGAGGAAACCCATGGCAGCCACACCACGAATCATCCCCGATTACTGGGGGCCTACCGCGCTGAACGCACACCCATCTTTGTCTGGTGACGGACCCATCTTCGATGCCAAGTTCCCCGGTGAATGCGCGGGGTGTGGGCAACGGTTCGAGGTTGGTGATCCGGTGTTCTACCGCGCTGCTGACGAACTGTGGGCAGCCCACGATTGCGACCCGTCAACCCGCGACATCCCAGTGCATGACAACAAGATTCAAGTCATGCCTCGCGGTAAGTCCGCCGCTGACCGCTGCGACCGGTGCTTCATCGTGCATGCGTCCGGGCAGGTGGACTGCGAATGAGCCAACCGGAATCCAAGCTGTCCCGTGACATCATGACCGCGCTACGCGCCCGTGGCGTGTTCTGTTTCAAGGTTCACGGTGGACCGACCATGATGGCTGGACTACCCGACATCATCGCCTGTGTGCCAACTTCAGAATGTCCATGCCAACGAGCCACGTGTCGACACACCAACCGCAAGCATCGCGGGTTGT